CTCCAGCGGCCGTTCCTTCGTGATCGAGCGGCACGTCGTGCGGCCGGCCGACAGCGCGTGCGACGCCGGCGTCGGCGACGTGTGCGCGTCGTAGTCGACGTCGAGCGGGACGTGCCGGCGACGCGTGCCCTTCGCGAGCCGCTCGGGCACGACCAGGACGAGCACGATCGGTCCGTCGCACTCGGAACAGACGGTCCGGATGCTCACGACACGTCACCGCCCACCGACGTCTCCGGCACAGGCCGCTCCGGGCGTACCCGCCGGTAGACGCGGACCGTCGCGTTGTGGGCCGTCGATCCCGTCGACGGGATCCGGACCGGGTAGTCCACGCCCCACGCGCTGGCCGTGACCGCGACGATCAGGCCGGCCGCGAGCGCGCGGTTGAACAGGCCGCCGCGCTGCTTGTCCGGGACGTCCATCGCGTCGAGGCGGTGGCGCAGGTCGTTGACGGAGAAGCGGCGGCCGACCGGGATGGACTCGATGACCCCGAAGAACGCGCGCTCGGTCTCCTCGGTCAGGTCGGTGAGGGAGGACTCCTGCCACGTCTGGGTGGGCATCAGCGCTCACCCCCGATCGGTCGCTGCTCGTCCGGGTCGGGGTCGCGGCGCAGCAGGGTGCACGAGCGGATCGCGCACGACGAGCGGGTCTGGAAGTGCGCCGCGCGTCGGGGACCGCCGAGCAGGGTGTTGCCCGCGCGACCGTCGCCAGCGACGAGGAGCGTCGTGTCGAGCTCGCGAGTCATCGCCCCGGCCGTCGCGATGAGGGAGAGCCGGGCGGCGTGCACCTCGGCGGGCGTCACCGCGGCGGCCTGCGCCAGCAGCGCCTCGGTCGGCGTCAGCGTCCCGGCGCTCATGCCCAGACCGCCACGATCAGCCCGCCGCTACCAGCGGCGTGCCGGCCCGTGTGGCCGCCGCGCCGGGTGCACGCGAACGGCCGGTTGTCGTCGAGCAGCTCCTCGGTGGGGAACCAACGCGCTGTGCAAGTCGTGGGCCATGAGTAGTGCGCCGTGAGGTCCGGAACCTGCGGCGCCAGCGCCTCGGCGTCGACGTTCCAGCGGATGTTCCGGCGCCGGTGCATGTCGTTCGCACGCCGCATCGCGCGGATGTTCGCCGGGTCTGGCGCGTCGAGGAGCTCCACGACGAGGTCGACACGGTCCCTCATGGATGACCCGTGGTTCGGCGCGATCGCCACCTGGGCGCGCAGCGGACGCAGGACGTCACCCGGGTGCGCCTCGCTGCGGACCGGGGGCCTCATGGCCGCCGCCAGTGCGCGATCACGGCCGCGATCCCGAGGATCACGACGGCCAGGGCGATCACCACGACCATCGCGGTGACGAGCGAGTCCGCCGTGTAGGTCGTCCCGGTGTCGTCAGCCGCGCTTGCGCCAGCCGCCATCGCGGCCAGCAACACCACGACGAGCACGACACCGAGCAGCACCAGGCCAGCACCGAGGGCGGTCCGGCAGGAACGGCCCTGCCTGTGCTGCAGCGCCCGCTCGTCGGCCTCACGCAGAGGCCGGACGGCCCGCGCGACCTGCTCGCGCATCCACTGCTCCTCGGCGGCGCCCATCAGAGGTCCTCCGCCGCGGCGCGCTGCAGGGCGCGGGTGGTGCGCTCGTCGAGGAGCGCCCACGCAGCCGCGTTCTCGATGGCCAATGCCGAGTAGTGCCACTCGCCCTCGGTGCTGCCCGACGACTTGTTGAGGAGGAACGCGGCCTCTTCCGCCGCGGCGAGCGCCGCACGGCGAAAGACCTCCCACGAGCGGGTCGTGCCGTTGCGGGCGGCCCGCTGCTCGCGGAGGTAGCTGGCCGCGAGCTGGCGGGCCTTCACCGGGCACCGCCGGCGGGCGCCGTCATGAGCTCGGCGAGCGAGTAGTCGGCCGCCCGCAGGTCGCGGGCGACCGGGGCGAACACGTCGGTCGCGCGGTGACGGGGCGCTGCGCCCCGCGGGGTGAGGCCGAGGGCGGCGAGCGCGCCGAGGCGTGCGTCGCGGGCCCTGGCCGGGACGTCGTACCGGGCCCGGTGTGCCGGGCGCGGCTTCGAGCTGGTCATCGTGGCGGTCCTTCCGTGTCGTCGAAGACGGTCGGGACTGTGCGGGTGCTGGGGAGCCGTCAGGCGTTGACGCGGCTGGCGGCGATGAAGGCGTCGAGCTCGGCGGCCGCGACGCGGTACGGGGACCGCTTCCCCCTGCCGAAGCGGAAGGCCTGCAGCTCTCCGCGGCGGATGAGCTGCCGGACGGCCCACTCCGACTCGCGCAGCCGCGCCGCAACCTCTGGCACGACCAGGAACTGGTCGCCCGCGTCGGTCGCTGCGGCGGTCATGCCGACTGCGCCATACGGCGTGACGCGTTCTGCGCTACGCCGGTGGACGTTCGGACCATGAAGAGGTCGTCCACGCCGACGCCGAGGTACGCCGCGATGCGCGCCGCCGGTTCGGGCTCGAGCGTGCTGACCTCGCCCCGGAGCAGCCGGCCAAGGTACGAGTGCGACTTCCACCCGGCGGCCTGCGACAGCTCGCGGTGCGTCACCCCCTGGATGAGCAGGAGCTTCGCCAGCCTCTTCCGGTCCGTGAGGAGCATCCAGACCTCTCCAATCGGTGCTCTGTTCGTTGGTCTCACTGTAAGTCCTCCTCGTGCATAGTGTCCAGTGACATAGCGCAAGAGTGCCAGCGCCAGTGTCCAGCCGTCAACGGGTCACCCGGGTGTAGTTCCGCAGATCAGCGCTGACCTGCGGCGACGTATCGCAACCTGACCGGTACTTTGGTGCCCACGATCACGCGGATTCGCTGGCGAGCGCCGTCGGTTCAGGTGTCCAGCGTGGTGGTGCGCCGGGTGGGGCGGCGTCGAGCATGAGCCTCGACAGCACAGGCGAGGGGAGGTGTGGAGGATGGGCAAGCTCTGGGACGTGGTGCAGGCGCACATGGACGGCGAGCCGTACCGCGTGTCGCAGCGGCAGGTCGCGCTCAAGCTCGGGATCAGCCCGACGGCGCTGGGCAACTGGCGCCAGCTGCGATCGCTACCCGAGGCGGACCACCTCCGTGCCCTCGCGAACCTGACCGGCACCCCGTACCTGCGAGTGCTCGACGCAGCGCTCGAAGACGCGGGCTACCTCCCGAAGGCAGGTGGCGATCATGACGAGCCACGAGACACCGCCCCCAGTACGCAGGCCGGGGGGAGCCCGGCCGGCGAACGCTTCGTCACACGACGCCCTCGGCGTCCTGGCACAGCACCTCAGCAACCAGCCACGCCGCGGCTTCCCGTCGAGCGCGGGGCGACAGATCGTGTCTGAGCACGGCCACGTTCTCACCCTCGAGCAGGCACATCTCAGACTGCAGAACTCGCGAGACGTGGATCTCCACGCCGAGTCGCGCAAGTAGCTCGAAGTCGTCCAACCCCTACCACCCCCATCGTCTGGTGGCGGTGATCGTTGCCCCGGGTGCCAACATGGTTCACCCCCCAATTCGCGGGCACTCGGGATGAGTCGGGGCAAACCACCAACGAACTTCACTCGAACGGGCCAGCGCCCGGACGGGTGACGCGTCGATACCGTTCTCGAAGCGGTTCGAGGGAGACCCGGAGGGCCTGGCGTGGCGCACATCGAGGACCGCTGGACGGTTCCCTCACCGACCGGTCGCGGGCGCGTGAAGGGCCCGCGGCACGGGGTCGGGAAGCGCTGGGCGGCGTGCTGGACCGAGGTGAACGGCCAGCGTCGCAAGCTTGCGTTCGACTCCAAGGACGCTGCGGTCGCGCACCTCGAGAAGGTCGGCGTCGACCAGCGGTCGGGGAACTACGTCTCGCCCGCCGCGAGCGCCGTGACGGTCCGGGACGTCGCGGAGCGGTGGTACATCGAGCAGGTGCACCAGCGGGACACGTCGCTCGCGACGATCCGGCGCCGGCTCGACCGGACGATCCTGCCGTCTCTGGGCGATGTGCCGTGGTCGAAGGTGGACCGGTCCACGATCCAGGCGGCGGTCACGTCGTGGTCGAGCTCGCTCGCGCCGTCGACGGTGCACGTCGCCTACGTGTACCTCGCGGGGGTGTGTGCGCTGGCGGTCGAGGAGCGGCGGGTCGTGGCGAGCCCCTGCCGGCGGGTGAACCTGCCGCCGGTGGCGCGGATGCCGGTGGTCCCGTACAGCGTCGCGAAGGTGCAGCAGCTCACGGACGCGGCGGCCGAGCGGTACCGGCCGATGTTCGTGCTGGCGGCAGCGAGCGGGCTGCGCTCGGGCGAGCTGCGCGGGCTGACGTGGGACCGGATCGAGGAGACGACCGGCGGCGCGCTGGTCAGGGTCGACCGGCAGCTCACCCGGAAGGCGACATCGAGCCGGCCGGTCTGGGGTCCGCCGAAGTCGGCATCGAGCGTGCGCGTGGTCGCCGTGGGGAAGGCGACGCTCGAGGCGCTCGGCCCGCGGGGGGACGGCGGGGCCCTGGTGTTCACGACGACGCGCGGCGGTGCCGTCACGCACAAGGTCGCGTGGCAGATCTGGCGGACCGCGGCCGACGCGGTCGGCGTCGTGGCGGGGGAGGGCTGGCACGAGCTGCGGCACTTCCACGCGTCGCTGCTCATCGCCGGCGGCTCGTCACCGGTCGCGGTCGCGCACCGCCTGGGACACCGTGACGCGACCGAGACACTGCAGACCTACGCCCACCTGTGGCCGGACGACGACGAGCGGATGCGCGACGCAACGGATGGTCTGATCCGGCTCGCGGAGCCTTCGGCCGAGGGCATCGACGAGGGCTGAGAGCACCCGGAGAGCACCCACGGTGGCAAAGATGCAGGTCAGGCGGCGTTTCGTCGATACCCGGCGTATCGACTGACTCATCCGCGCTTTCGGGCCGCTGACCTGCGCAAACGCTCGTCGCGGGGTGCGCGCGGCGCCCGTCGGGGTGCCGTCGGGTGTTGATGAATGTGCAGCGTGTTGCGGTGTGTAGGAGCGCGTAGCACCCAACGAGCACCCATCACCGGGGGGTCACGCGGTCGCGTGGGATCCAGGCGAACCAGTCGGTCTCCGACCCGACGCGCTGTCGCACGCAGATGTAGTCGCGCGACTTCGCGACAGCCCAGACGGGCAGGGTCGGGGTGGTGCCGTCGTAGAGCTCGGACGCGACCAGGGCGTTCCGCTGCGGGGCGATGGGCTCGACGTCCTTCGGGTCGGCGTGGTTCACGAGCCGGTTTCCGTACTCCATCGAACGAGTGTACGAGCAATCGGTCTCGCTTTCGCCTTGCGCTAGCGCAAGGTAGGCGGTATGCTCGTCTTGTCCGAACAACAGGAAAGGAGGTAGACATGGACAAGGACCTGCGCAAGCTCCTCAAGGCGATCACCGCCGCTGGGTTCGTGGTGGTCATCAACCGGAAGGGGCACCCCGAGGTGTACACGGAGAACGGAGAGCACGTGACGACGTTCTCGGGTACGCCGAGCGACCACCGTTCGATCATGAACGCGCTGGCACCGCTCAAGCGGCGCGGGTTCCGGTGGCCGCCCCGGCGGTGAACCGGCCGGGGGCGGGAGACGCGCGAATCGTCTCCCGCCCCCGGGAAGTCCATGATCCACCACCACCACGGGAGCACGACGTGACCGACTACAACGCCCGGATCGAGTACGCGACCCGCACCCCGATCGACGACGAACTGATCGATGCCCTCGGCGGCCACGGGCCCGCCACCGGCCGGACCGACACCGGATGGGTCGAGGTCCACATCACCCTCGACGCCCCCGACCTCACGCAGGCGATCGTGCGCGCGCTCGCCCTCGGCGGACGCGCGCACAGCACCCCGCTGCTCGGGCTCGAGGTGATCCCGACGGCCGAGTTCGACGCGCGGGTCCAGGCCGGCGACGAGCCGTCCGGCACGATCGGCGTCCCCGAGGCCGCCGAGCTGCTCGGCGTCACCGCGTCGGCCGTGCGCCAGCGGCTCGCCCACGGCTCGATCCCCGGTGAACGCGTCGGGAGGGACTGGCGGATCTCGCGGGCCGTCGTCGCCCGCCTCGCCGGTGGGTGAGATTCACCCGGTTTGTCCGCCCGGCGAGTAGTACCGTCCCGTCCATGAAGATCAGCCGACGTCGCGTGCGCCACGCGATCGAGCAGGTGGAGCGTGCGCAGGGCCGCGACGACCGCACGCCCACGCTCACCGGTCCGGTCCTGGGCCACCTCGGGGTGCGCCCGGGCGAGGAGCAGGCCAGGCTCACGGACGACGCGTGGCGGGCGCTGCACCACGCGGACGCCGAGTACAGGTCTGGGCTCGACTGGAACGGGATCCGTCTCGTCATGGAAGAGGTCTGATGACCTGCGTCCTTGCGCCACAGTGCCGACCCGACCGCGCCGTCCCCGGGAGCAGGTACCGGTGCCAGTCGTGTGGAGCCCGGTACTTCCGGACCAAGAGCGGCCACTGGCGGCAGACCTGGCTGTCGTACCGCGGCAACGTCCGCCGGTACCGCCGTGCCGGGCGGGTCGTCCGGAAGGTCGACGCCCCGAAGACCACGAGTCGCCCCGCCCGGCTGCGTGACCTGCAGGGGCGTCTCGTCGTCTTCCGGTTGTGGGGCCGGGCGGCGCGCTGACCAACGACAACGAAGCCCCCCGCACCGACCTGATGGTCGGTGCGGGGGGCTTCGTCGTCGTTGGCTACAGGGCGACGGTCGGCGACACGGGCACCCACTGGCCCGCGGCGTTGAGGTGCCACATGATCTGCGGCAGCGACAGGATCCGGATCGTGCGTTCCGGCGAACTCTGCGCGCCCTTCACGGCCCGCACGCCGATCACCACGAAGGCACCGGTCCGACCGGCCGGGGCACGACACGTCACCGTCGCACCCGTTCCCGTCAGGACCACCGACGTCGACCCCGGCTCGTCGACGACGCGCCAGATGTACGAGTCGGGCGCGATCGAGCCGGGTGCGAGCACCGCGGTGATCGTCTGCGGAGAGAGCGGCTCGACCGCCCGGTCCGCGAACGGCGCCAGGAGGACCGCGCCCGTGCCGGTCAGACGCGCCTGGTAGATCCGGCCCTTCGTCGCAGCCGGAGCGGTGCCCGTCAGGCGCGCCTGGTAGATCCGGCCCCTGACCTCGACGGTGCCCGTGAGGCGCGCCTGGTAGATGCGCCCCGTCGTCATGAGGTGAACCCGACCTCGAACCGCAGGTTGCCCCACGCCTCCTGGCCACCGGCCGTGACCGCCGCGATCGTGCCCGTCGAGAGCGTGAAGGTGTAGTCCGTCGGAGTGGCGTTGATGAGCACCGGCGAGAACGCCTGCCGGAGCGTGTCGCCCTCGTAGACGCGCACGATCGCGTTGCAGGTGCCCGTGTCGGTCCCGAGCGTGAGGATCTTCGACGACGTGGCCCGCGCGTCGGAGGGCTGCCACCTGTACCGCTCGGACTGCTCAGACGCGGAGACGGCCCCCGACTCGATGTAGGTCGTGTTCGTCGCGTCCGCGAGCGCGGCGCCGTCCGTGGTGGCGGAGCCGACGCGGGTCATGGTGCCGACGACGTGGGTGCCGTCGAGGGCGAGCGGGACGGCGGTGGTCGAACCGGGGATCGGGGTGCGGATCTCGGTGGTCGGGATGGGTGAGGCGTGTACGCCGCCGTTGTCGATGACGTCGCACTGCAGCGTGACCAGGTTCCCGAGGGCAGGGGAGGCGGAGCCGTTGACGGTCGGGTCCGCTGTGTGGGTGAGGGTGCCGATGCTCGCGGTGGACTTCGCCGCGACGATGGACCAGTTGGTCGCGGCGATGGTCCCGTCGACGTCGGACGGCGTGACGGTGGCGGTCACCGGGACGCCGGCCGGGAGGTGCTGGTTCCCGGTGATGGTCGCGGTCGGGGCGGCGTTGGCGACGTCGCCGAGGTCGCCGGTGGCGACGTGGCCCCAGCGGAGGTTGTCGAGCAACAGGACGGTGTGGCCGGTGACGGCTGTCGCCGCGCCGAACCGGAAGCGAGCCGGCGGGTTCGTGGAGCCGGCAGTGAGGGTCGGGCCGGAGTTGTACGTGGAGCCGACCTGCGTGCCCGAGAGGTCCCAGACCTTCGCTTCGACGGTGCAGGTCGTCGTCGACGCGCCGGGAGTCTCGAACAGCTGGAACCGGTACAGGCCCGCGCTGGGCAGGGTGATCGCGGACGTCGCCTGCAGGGTGGTGCCCGCGCCGGCGCGGAACGTGCCGTTGGTGAAGATGCCGCAGGACGCCAGGGAGGCGTCGGCGACGTCTCGGATCGACCCGAGCCAGAGCGTGCCGCCGGGGTTGGTGCCGTTCCAGTAGAACCAGCCGCCCATGCCGCCGCGGCCGGAGGGCGCGGGGTCGTCGCCGCGCAGGTAGCCGGCGGATCCGCCGAGGACCAGCTGGTAGCCGAGGGAGCCGCCCTTGGCAGCGTCCGCCTCGAACGTCCACGTGCCGACGGCTGTCTTGAGGTAGTCGCCGGACGCGCCTCCGGTGTTGCCAGCGGTGTCGCCGACGACGGCGGTGCCGTCGGTGCCGCCCTCGGCGGTGTTCGTGTAGACCTGGTCGGCCACGTGCGTCTCCCTCGCGGGCGTGAACGGAGAGAGCCCCGACCGTTGGGTCGGGGCTCTCGTGGGTGGTGGGGGGCCTGTGTCAGCCGTTCGTGAAGGTGATGAGCTCGCCGACGGTGAAGCCACCGAAGCCGTCGAGGTCGATCACGCGCTCGTTCCAGTACCGGTCCGCGAAGGCTGCGTTGCGGATGACGTAGCGGCCGTCCGCGCGCCGGACGTAGAGGTTGTCGTGCGCGGCGAAGGTCGTGAACGGGTTGGGCCGCGTCGAGCTCTGGGGGTGGTTGATGCAGTACTTGCCGCCCCAGAAGATGTTCTTGGTGATCTCGATGTCACCGAGGAGCTGCAGGCTCGACGGGGGCTGCGTGCCGCCCTGGGAGACCATGATTCCGGCGTTGAATGCGTCGTCCCCGGAGTTGAAGGACGCGCCGTCCGGGTTGGTCGCCGGGTTGTAGGTCTCGAACCCGGTGGTGTCCCGCGGGCCGCCGATGAGGTTGCCCTCGATGTAGAAGTGTTGGCCTGTGGAGAACTGGAAGCCGTCGGCGTGGTTGCCGTCGGCCGGCAGGCCGAGCGAGGCGTAGTCGGCCCCGAGGTAGTACGCGTTCCCGTGCAGCCACGAGTGTTTGATCCGCGTGAACGACGTGTCGGACGCGTCCGCCGGCGTCTGCACCGACTGGACCGTGTCCCCGACCCGTGTGACTTCGCAGCGCAGCAGCGTCCCGCGGCCGCCGTGCAGACCATTGACCCGGGTCGCGACGGCCCGGTTCCACGTCTTGAAGTCGATCGGCGCCGCACCATCGGGGCGCTGGACCGTGGGGTCCATCCACAGGCCAGCGTCGAGCAGGCAGTCCTCCGCCCACCACTGGTAGTACCCGGAGCCGTAGGCCTTGATGACGCCGGTCGCCGACGTCGCGGTACGAGGGTCCTTGCCCGGGAACGCGCAGTTGCGGAACACCGGCATCGTCGGCGACTGCATCAGGACGGTGCCCCAGAAGATCTTGTTCTCGTAGGGGCCGGGGTCCTTGATCGGGATCTGCCCGGAGCTGTTCGGAGGGACGGGCGTCAGCATCGACGGCGTCCAGCCCGGCAGCAGGCCGGACGTCCGACGGTTCGCGATGAACGCGCCCGACACCAGCGAGGACCGGTCCATCGTGGTCGGCAACGTCAGGCGGCCCGGCGCGGTGTAGCCCGTGCCCGCGGTCGTAGCCCAATACGGGAGACCGGCGACCGTGGTGATCGTCATGCCGCAAGGCCCCAGTAGAAGTCCGCGCCAGCCTGGGCCTTCGTGCCACCGGTGGGCGGCCAGCCGATGTCGAGCGGACCTGCCCAGATCACGTGCGCGCCGGCCGGAATGTCGGTGGGGCGGTTCGGCCAGGACCCGGAGACGGTGTTGTAGAAGACGAGCACGAGGATCCCCGACGGCACGGAGCCGCCACCGGACGGGCGGCCCGCGAGCTCCTCGACGGCGCCCTGCGTCGTGATCGCGGTGAGGCCCGGTACCGCCGCTGAGAGCCTGATCTCGTCGGCCTTGAACGTCTTCGTCCCTGGCATCGCCTGGCCGGGGAGCGTGCCCAGGGTCAGGTCGGACGTGCCGTTCCCGGTGCCGGCGCCGATCTCGGCACGGGCCGTGTCGCCCGATCCGGCCGCCAGGAACTTCTGGGCCCAGGTCGCGAGGACCGTCGCGCCGTCCGTTCCCTTCCGGAGGTCCGCGATGCTCGTCGTGTGCGCCGACGGCGGGAACGTCGTTGGCTTGTTGGACACGTTGGACCACGCGACCGAGCCGCCGCCGCTGCCGGAGCCGCCCGACGGCGCGAGCCACACCGCGGCGCCGGCCTCGTTGCGCGTGAGGACGTTGCCCGTGTCGCCACCCGGCGGGATCGTCGAGCTGGCTGCCGCGAGCGCGGCGGCTGCGGCCGCGGTCTCGGCGGCCAGCCGCGACGCGTGGGAGTCTTCGCTGGCGGCGACTGCCTGGTCGCGCATGCCCTCCATCGACGCCCAGGTGAGCACGAAGTCGGCCGACTTCCAACGAACCATGGGCTGGTCGGTCGTGCGGATCGCCGGCAGGACACCGCGCTCGTTGGCCTGGATCGTCGTCCCCATCGGGACGCCGGCCAGGTCGGTCACGGACAGCGGGGTCGTGAACGAGGTGTCCGCCATCGCGTACACCTGGCCGACGGCATAGGCCACCGGCTTCATGTCCTCGCCGACGGCGAGCTTGGGCTCGAAGTCGAACGTTGCCATCTCAGCTCCTCACGAGCGCGTGCACGACGGGAACGGGGCGGGGTGCTCAGGCGAGATGGCGTGACGCGTCGTCGAGCGCGGCGCGGGTCGGCGAACCGCCGAGCTCGACGCCGTTGATGGATGCCGTGCCGCCACTGACGGTCACGTGGCCGATCACGGCGGCCGACCGGCTCGGATCGGCGCCGGAAGGCAGGGACGCCAGAGCCGCGATCACGAGGGTCGACAGGGCGGAGCTGGCGGCGGCGATCAGCACGGCGCGCCAGTGCACGTCGGTGAGCAGGGCCGCGGACGCGGCGGCCGCTGCGACCATCTGGCCGAACTGCCGCAGAGCCCGCTGCGTCGCGATCTCCCACCATGTGCCCGACGTCGGGTCGGGGAGCGAGGCGAGCGCGGACGCGACGGCGAGCACGAGCGCGAGGGCGACGGTCAGCGCGGCCACGCGCCAGGAGCCAGCCGGGTTCGCGAACAGGAGCGGGATGAACGGCACGAGGGCTGCGAGGCCGGTGCGCAGGAGCGCGCCGGCGATCGACCGCCACCAGGCGGCCGCGAAGAGACGGGACATCGGTCAGGCTCCGATCGACGTGAGGATGTGGTGCAGGGCGCGCACGGGTTCGAGCGCGAGGACGAGCGCGGCGCTCATGCCGAGCCACGTGGCCGCGAGCGCGAGGAACAGGGCTCCGAGCGCGACGGCGAGGAGCCAGCGGAGCCGCACGGCTCAGAGGCCGAGCGCGGCGCGGGTGAGCGGGCCGACGATGCCGTCGGCGGCGAGGCCGCTGCGGCGCTGGAACTCCTTGACGACGGCCTCCGTCGCGGGGCCGAACGCGCCGTCGACGGTGAGGCGGGAGTACGCCGGGTAGTTGCGGTTCAGCACGGCCTGCAGCTGGCTGACCTCGGCTCCGCTCGAGCCCCGTCGCAGCACGGCCGCAGCGGGGGCCGCCGGGGCGGCGGGGGTGATGCCACCGTTGACCTTCGCCCACGTGAGGGGGCCGACGACGCCGTCGCTCGTGAGCCCGACGGCCGCCTGGTAGCGGTGCACCGCGGCGTCGGTCTCCGGCCCGAAGTCGTCGTCGACGACGAGGCCGGCGCCGATGGAGTTGAGGAACCGCTGCAGCCGACCGACGGCCGGGCCCTTCGACCCCTGCCGGAGCACCGGGTCGGTGGGCGCCGTGGCGATCGAGGATGCCCCTGCGCGGAGCGCGCCGAGCGTCGCGGCGCCGGCGAGGCCGTCGATGACGAGGTTCCGCGACGCCTGGTAGTGCTTGACGGCCTCCTCGGTGAGCGGCCCGAACACGCCGTCCGCCTCAAGCGGGAAGCCGGCGGCCGTGAGGAGCCGCTGCAGCTCGGCCACGGCCGGGCCGCTGTCGCCGCGCTGCAGCCAGTTCTTCGCCGTCCCGCCGTTGCCCGTGGGGTTGCCGACCGGGACGGCGAGGGGGCCGAGCCCGGCGAGCGCGCGGGCGCTCTCGACGATGCCCGCGCCCTGCTGGACGCGGACGTTGCCCGGGCACCGCTTGCCGTTCGACGTCGACCACTTCTCGCCGCCGGACACGCGCCACGGTGAGATGCCGAGGCGGTGGGGGCCGTAGCCGCGGCTCGAGCCCCGCGAGTCGGCCATGAGGTCGAGCGGCATGCCGCGGTTCTGGTGGAGCCAGACGAGCAGCCACACGATGCGGCGGACCTGCGCGTCGTCCCACGCCTCGCCGTCGGCGTTCGTGACGCCGCCCTGCGACTCGAAGGACCACATCGTGGTGTTGCCCTCGAAGTTCGCCGGCGCGACCTTGTCGAGCGGCACGTACTGCTCGAAGTCGGCCATCCCGTTGGGGTCCGCGATCTGGTCCGGCGACCCCCGGCGGATGTACACCGTGGAGCAGACCTCGGCACCCGAGAAGTACCCGAACAGCGAGGCGGCCTCGCTCACCGCGATGTGCCCGACGCATCCGCGAGCGCCGCTGTGCGGGCGGGCGAACTTCGCGATCTCCTTGCGGATCGCGCCTGGAATCCAGTTCTCGGCCATCGGTGCCTCCTGTGCGTGCGGGCATGACGAGGTCCCCGTCACCGGTTGGTGCGGGGGTCGATGCGGTGGTGGGTCAGGAGCTGGCGGTGCGGACGTGCTCGTCGAAGCGGTCGGCCAGCGCGAGCCGCTCGCGGCGCTCGGTGCGCAGCTCTTCGCGCATGCCGCCGATGTCCTTGCTCGTGGCAGTCCCCGTCGCCTTCACCGACGCCAGCTCGGTGGCGAGCTCGTCGAGCTTGAGCTCCATCCGGGTGGCCTGGTCCTTGGTGGACGACCCGTGGTTCGGCGTCAGCTCAGTTGCGGCGTGCGCCGCGCTCGTCGCCGCCGCGTGCGCGTTCGTGGCCGCCTGGGCTGAGTTAGCCTCCGCTGCTCGCGCCGCGCGCTTCACCGGGCGCGTGATGAGCGCGACCACCACCGTGCACAGGGCGGGGAACACGACAGCGAGCAGCCAGTACAGAGGCGGGATGCTGGCGGGAGCGTCCACGGCGCTCACCAGCCGATCGCCATCCAGTTGATCCGGTGGTGGAACCCCGCAAGGGGGACGCGCGTCGTGCCGTTTGGGCCGCGAAGACGGTAGGTGACCGCGGCCTTGGTGCCCGTCCCCCAAGGGAGGCCCGCGACGTTGATCGAGACATCGTTCCCGGCGGAGTCGTCACCGTTCATGGCGACGAAGCTGAGCAACCCGTTGGGGAATGGTGCCGGGAAGGCCACCGTCGCGTAGCCGACCTGATCGGTGGTCAAGGCCAGTGTGCCCGCCTGCATCAGGAGCCCCGCGGGCGGAGCCGAAGGCCCGCCGTCGAGAACGAGACCCGCTGCGAGGAGGTTGATCGGCGACTGGAGAGCGGTCTTGCGCCAGACGACCGTGCCATCGGGGCCGAACGTGCGTGTCCACAGGTCGGTGCCGATGAACACCTGCGTGCCGAGCTTCGTGAGGTACTGCAGCACGAGCTCGGACGTCGCGACCGCACCCGCGTTCGCTTGCCACACGCGGACGTCGATGAGGCCCTTGATCTCGGTGGAGCCGGCTTCGAGGCGGACCAGCCACAGCGGCTGGTCGTCCACGGTCAGGTCCACCTCCAGCCGCTGGCGACTGTTGATGAGCGCGATCGGGTCGGTTCCACCCTTGATCACCGTGAACGTCGTGGTCCCGCCGGGGCCGGCGAAGTCTCGGTGGGCCAGGACCATGTCGTACCGAGGCGTCCCGGCAGCGCCACTCACTGCGTCGAAGGTCTTCTGCACCGCGGTGTCGGACCGGTCACGGACACCCCGCCCCCACCCGTCGCCTGCGGAGAGCGCGATCGTCCGGTCGGCTGTGGGGACGACCGTCGCTCGCCAGTGGCTCGGGTCCGCGACGCCGTACTCCGACCCGAACGCCGCAGTGAGCGCGGACCACGTCGGCTCGCTCGCGACGTACCCGCCGTAACCGCTCGAGGCGATCGTCATGTTCAGCTCCTCGTCAGCGTTCGACCGCGATGCGCTGCACGCGGTCCGCCGTGGCGCGCAGCGCGTCTGCGAGCGCGGTGTCGGGGTCGTCGGAGATCTCGCCGACCTGCGGTTCGACGTTCAGGCCGCCGTTCGCTCCGGCGCGCCAGGTGATCTGCGCTGAGCGCAGGACGTCGGTGACGACGGTCCCGCGGCCGATGTCGACAGGGACGCGGTCGCCGACGTTGACGGCGTTCGGGAAGCCGAACGCGGGGGTGTCGGCGAGCGTGAGCGCGAGGCCGGACTTCGGAGCGCCGGCCGCGAGCGCTTCGGCGGCCCGGGTGGCGGCCTTCGCTGCGAGCTCGGGGTCGTCGACCTTGAGGTCACGGGCGTCGACGAAAACCTCGCGCACGACGCCCCAGGCCGCCTCGCGTGCGCTGTCGATGTACGGGCCAAGGAAGACTCGGGCGATCCCTTCGCCTCCGGCGCCCACGACGACGCGGGTAACGGTCGGAGCGGCAGTGGAGTGCTTCCACGAGGTGAGCGCGCCGGTGCGTTCCCGCAGGGTGTGGGCGAACGTTCGTGGCTCGTAGCAGTCGACGACGAACCCGTCGCCGTCCTGACGGACGGTGATCCCGATGCCGGCGAGGTCGGCGGCCACGATGAGGCGGTCGGCGAGGGTGTGCATGCGGGTGGAGACGGTGATCGTGTCGCCGCGGCCGAGGTCGGGCGCGACGGTGACGGGCCGGCCCAGTCGGGTCGTCGCGTTCGCTGCGACGAGCGTCTTGACTACGGTCTCCGCGGGGCCGGTGACGTCGTAGTACTCGGCGGCGGCCTGGCCGGCCAGGCTCGCTCCGGGAACCTGCCAGCCGAGGGTGTCGTAGAAGATCGCGAGGTCGTCGCTCAGCGTGAACGTCCGGGTCGCCTTGCGCATCGGTCCTTCGGCCGAGCTCGTGTCCACGGTGGTCGACATCAGGTGGCGGCCGGCGAGCCGCACGACGCAGCGCGCACCCTCTGCGACGAGATCGGTGCGGCGCGGGTTGTCCTCGTCGATCTTGAAGCTGGCCGTCTGGATAGCCATGTGGCGCGGGTTCGCCGTGACCTCGAGCAGTCGAGGCACGCGGCCGCGGAAGTTGAGGTCCTTGTCGTACACCGAGATCTGGAACGGGCGTGCAGCCACGTCACCAGGCCCTTCGGTAGAGCGGCACGAACTCGGTGGAGACCTGGCCGGCCCCGACGATCTCGACTGCGATCGTGGTAGGCACCCGGGGCTGGAGGGGCTCGAAGTCGATGTCACCGATGTCGCCGGTCACGTCCTCGCCGTTGAGCAGCGCGACCTGGTTGTCCGTGTCGATGACCAGCTCGCCGTCGACCGCGAAGGGGACGCTGACGTCCTGCCCGTTGAGCGTGATCGTCACCGGGTTCTCTGTGTCCGAGACCCGGTGGAGCGGCCACACGTCGACGTCGCCGGGGTTCATGACGACGGCCTCGCCGAGCGTCGACCCGTCCGCGACCGAGACGTGCCCGCCGCCCTCGGGGTACAGCGGCGGCTGGTCGCCCGCCGCGCTCCACGGCCCGGCGACGATGGTCTTGCCGCGCCAGTAGGGCTGATAGGCCATGAGCGTGACTTCGTAGACCTCCCAGCCGACGACTGACGGGTCCGGCACGAACGAGTGGTCGCCGTCGTCGACGTACCTCAACTCGAGCTCACGCCAGTTGAGGTTCGGGCGCGTCACACGCAGGGTCCCCGGCCGGTCCTCGTCGAGAGTCCGCCAGAACGCAGCGTCCAGGTTCAGCCACGCCTCGGACCCGCCGTCGGTGAACACCTCGATCGGCCAGAACACCTCGCGCGGTAGCCGACGAGCACCCTGGTACCGCGCGCCGTCACGGGCGGGCGACTCCGACGTGTAGATCTCGGACTTCGGAGCGTTGAGCCCCCTGACGCCGGCGTTGGGCAGGTAGACGCCACCGGCCTCGTCGGTGAGGGTCCACACGGTCCCGTCCCAGCCGGTCCACGTCATCGTCAGTCCGGGCCAGCGGGCCCCGGCCGGCGGCGGCGGCGTGTACGGCCCGGCGTAGACGATTGGGTCCACGCCGCTACCTCGCCCTCGTGATCGTGCGGAGCTGCGCGACCGCCTGCTTGTCGCGCGCCTTCTTCTGCGCCTCGGCGAGCAGCGCCGTCGGGTCGTAGCTGTAGAAGGTCCCGCTCAGCTCGACCGCCGGGGCGGCGCTGCTCGAGCCCACGCCCGCAGCACCGTTGGACGGGCCCGTGTACGCCGCAGCGGCCGCGATCAGGCCGTTCGCCCCGGGGTGCGCGGCCGAGACCAGGTCGAGCGCAGCCGTCCGGGCGAGCGGGGTCCGCTCACGGATGCCCTGCGCCAGCGCCGTCGAGATCGACTGGCCGGAGTAGCGCACCCACCCTCGGCCCGAGAACGGGCCCTCCTTGGCGGGCGAGAACGGGAACAGGTTGCGCACCTTGTCCAGGACGTTCGAGACGGCCCCCTTGGCGTCGGCGATCTTGTCGTTGATCCCGTTGATGAACCCCTGGATCAGCGACTTGCCGGAGTCGCGCAGCCAGTTCCCGATGTTCGCGAACGCGCCCTCGACAGCACCCCGGATGCTGGCGAACGCGCCCGCGACCTTCTGGGACGTCTCACCCACCGAGTCGCGGATGTTGCCCAGCCAGGCGGTGAACTCCTGGACGCTCGCCGACGCGTCGCGGATTTGCTTCGAGGCCCCGCTGACCGCGGGGACCAGCAGCGTGAGGAAGAGGCGCGCGAGACCCGTCAGCGGCGTGTACATGAGGTGCATGAACTCGATCAGGCTCGGCATCAGCGCGACTGCGACGGGGAGCATCGCGACCGCGAGATCGGCGAACGACTGAGCCAGCTCGACCAGGTCCGGCACCATCGGCGCCAGCGAGTCGATGAACTCGATGAACATGCCCGACGCCTGCTGGATCACGTCGACGAGCAGCGGCAGGCCGACGGTCGTCAGCGGGATCATCGCCTGCAGCATCGCGAACAGGGCGGGCTCGAGCGGTGCGATGGTCACCGCCCACGCGTTCATCGCGTCGACGATCGGCGGCAGGATCGCGGCGAGGGCCTGCAAGACCGACACGACCAGCGTGGACAGCACCGGCAGCAGACCGGCGACGTTCCCCGCGATCGTCGCGAACACCGGCGTCAGCGGTGCGAGCGCCTGGATGACGGGCCCGATGGCCTGCACGATCGTGCCCAGCGCCGCGGCGAGCGGCGGCAGCAGGGCGGTCAGGACCGTCGAGAGCCATGGAGCCAGGGTCTGGATCGCCGTGACCAGCAGCCCGCCGAGGATCGGAATCAGCGGCTGGACGGCGGTCAGGACCGTCGTGATGAGCGGCGCGATCGCGGTCAGAGCGGCACCGAGGACGTTGCCGAGGTTCGCGGCGACTGTGCCGGCGACGCCGGCGAGCGTGCCGAGCGCCGTCGCGACGGGCCCGAGGGCTGGGCCGATCGCGGCCAGCCCGGCCGCGAGGCCATCGATCAGGGCGTGGATGCCCTGGGCGACCTCTGGCTGGGACAGCGCGCCGGCGATCTGCGAGACGAGGCCCGAGACGGCCTGACCCGCGATGGTGAGGACGTAGCCGATGGTCGGGGCGAGCGAGGTCAGCAGGTTGCCGATCGGGCCCAGCGCACCCGCGAGCGCCTCGACGGCCGCCGCAGCGCCCGAGAAGATCGTGATGAGCGCGGTCTGGAACACCGGGCCGGACACGATCTGGGCGATCGCCCCGAGGCCCGCGTTCAGGGACGCGAGCCCGCCGGCGCCCGCGTCGAGTGCCGCGTTGGAGACAGCGAGCAGGATCTGCCCGACGTTCGCGAGGACACCGCCGAGCTGCTGCGCCGCTGCGATGCCGACGTCGATCATCGACTGCAGCTGGCCGTTCTGCGCCGCCGCGGACAGGAAGTCGTTCAGCTTCGTCGTGACGCCGACGAACCCCTCAGCGAGGCGCGGCAGGTACTGCGAGCCGACGGTGCCAAGCGTGGAGAGCAGGCCAGCGAGCGCGCCGGTCCCGCCGGCAGCGACGGAGATCGAGTCGCCGAGGTTCGCGAACATCGCCTCGAGCTGGCCGCCGGACAGCGCCGACTGCAGCGACCCGGAGAGTGCGGCGGTCCACAGGCCGAGCTGCTCGGCGACGCCAGCGGCGCCGGCCTTGATCTCGGGCAGCAGGGAGCGTGCCAGCTCGATGATCGGCGCGCGGGCCTGCGACCAGAACTCCGCGGAGATCACGTCCTGCAGGCGGCTGAACGCCGGCTTGAGGGACGCGAGCTGGTCGCCGGCGTCGACCAGCGCGGCGACCATGATGCCGGCACCGATCCCGATGCCGGCGAGGATGCCTGGGATCGCGACACCGGCGGCTGCGATCGACGCGAGGCTGACGGCGACCCCGAGCAGGCCGCTCGTCGAAGCGAGCAGGACCGACGAGAGGTTCGCGACGCCGAGCGCGATCGCGGCGAACCGGGGCATGTTGCGGTCGAGGTCGCCGATCGCGCGGCCGATGCCCTGCAGGCGCTCGGTGATCGCCCGGCTGCCCGAGAGAGCCGCGAGCGCACTCAGGGCCTTGGCGGCGGCCACCTTGGAGACCTCGGGCAGCAGTTGGACCCGGCGCGGCCGCGCGAGCGAGGTGAGGCGCAGGCGCGCGGCCGCGGTGTCGAGGCCGACGTTCACGGTGGCCGTCTGGCCGTTGACGTCGTTGACGAACCGGTCGACGTCGCGGCGGGCGGCGGCGGTCGCGGCCTCGACGCGCACGTTGATCTGCATCGTGCGCTCGATGCGGGCGAAGACCTTCTTGAGGTCCTCGCGCAGCTTGGTCGTGTCGGGGACGACACGGACGGAGAGACGGCCGACCGACTTGCCACCGGGAGTCGACACGCGCGGTCCCTCCCTACGTCGTCAGCACGGCCAGGTTGAAGTCGGCCAACGTCTTTGCCTGGGGGCCCGCGGCGGCGGCCACGGTGGGCCGGTGCGCCGGTGTCGGCGGGCGGACCCGCTGGCCGAGCGCCTTGGCCACGAGCGTGAACAGGGCCGCGGTGTTGTCGACGATCTCCGCCGCCAGGAAGGCTCGCTCGTCCCAGCCGACGAACTCGCTGTCGCCGAGCAGTTCGGCGCGGAGGTGGGAGCGCGGGTCGTGGCAGGCGCGCTCTGCGAAGTCGAGGGCACGGCGTGCGGTCAGCTTCCCGCGGAAGACGTCGAGGACGTCGACCTGGTACAGCTCGAAGAGGTCACCCTCGACCGCTCTGCCGTGCTCGTCGAGCAGCTCGCAGAGCGCGCTCATTCCCCCAGGACGCCCGCGTACCAGCTGAACAGCGTGACGATCCGCTCGTCGGGCGACGGGCCACCCCCGGCGACGGTTGCCCACGACCCGTACTCGGCCGGGTCGAGCGCGAACTCCTCCTCGAGCATCTCGTCGATCCTCGTGACGAGCTCGAGGCCGACGGTGACGGCCTGGAGCTGGTCGGCGGCGGTGGCGTCGTCGTTCAGGCCGCCGGAGTACGCGGCGCTGTCCTGGGACATCTGGGCTCCCAGGCCGAGGATCTTGGCGCGGTCTCGCGAGCGGAGCGTGAGCGGGTCGCGGAGCAGGTCCGCGCCGTCGGGCCGCTCGTTGAGCGCCTCGGCGCGCAGCTCGTCGGCCGAGGGACGGCGGTCGGACGGCTCCTTCGCGGCGGCGGGGCGACGTGTGGTGGTGCCGGTCTTGGTGGGCATGTGCGGACCCTTCTCGGTGCGCGGACCAGCAGGTTGTGGTGACCCGGCCCGGCGTGGGTCCGCACCATCACGCCGGGCCGGGGGTCAGGTCAGGCCGGGATCGGCCGGGGCGGGATGATGCCCATGCGCTTGCCCGAGACGCTCAGCGAGCGGCCGGCGAGCTGGATCTCGAAGAAGTTCTCCGGGTCGATCGACGGGGCGTCACCGAGGGAGAGCGAGAGCTTCGGCCACCACAAGGCCATGTGCTGGGCGCCGTCCTGGATGTAGACGACGACCGCCTTGTCGACGGTGCCGACGGAGTCGGGGACCTCGAACACGCCGGTCGTGCCGTTCAGCGAGCCGCCGGGGAAGGCGAGGGCCAGCGTGGCCGCGTCGACCTGCAGCGAGTTGACCGTGACGTCCCAGTCGATCGGGGTGGTCGAGACGCGCAGGGCCTTGTTCCACCACGAGCCCTTGGTCGTCTTCTCACCGCCCGACTTCGACAGGGAGACGTTGTTGTCCGACGAGGTGTGCCCGAGCCAGGTGTACCCGGCCGTGATGACCGGGGTGACGGCGTCGAGGTCGAGCTCGTCCAGGTCGTCCTCCGTGAAGGCCGTCCCGGGCGTTGCGTAGAGCACGGTGCCGCGGCCAGGGATCACCACAGCGTTGTCGTTGAGCGTCATGACGATGACCTCCTGGTCACGGGGTGAGAGGAACTACGGACCCGGCACCCCATGGCGGGGTCGAGAGGATCAGGTGAGGGGACGGACGATGAACGTGAACGTCCCGTTGAACTGGCTGACGTCCTTGGCGCCGAGCGCAGTCGCAGCGGTGCGCGTGAACAGGCGCGCGTCCTCGATCGAGGAGATGACGCCGACATCGGGCACACGCGAGCGGGGGAACCGCTCGACGACCACTTCGGTGAGCGCGTCACAGGTCGCCTTGCCGTTGGCGATCGCCGACCGCCCGTCGCGCTGGGTGTCCAGCACGGTGAACGTGACCGGCACCAGTTGTGCCAGGCGGAGGGCACCGTTGGTGCCCTCGCCCTGGCCGGCCGCGAAGATGATCATCGGCAGCTCGTCGATCGTGTCGACGTCGGTCTCGGGCGCGGCCTCGACATCGGGAAGGAACCTGGTGAGCAGGCTCTTCACGAGCAGGTCGACGTCGACGAGGTAGGTCATCGCAGCCCCTGGTACGCGCGGCTGACGATGTGCAAGCCCGGGATCCACCGGAGGTCGCCGGCGTCCCCGTCGACGGCGTCGCGGGTGGCGTGCCCGAACTCGATGTGCTCGGCGGCCGGGTCCGTGACCTCGACGAGGCGGTCGGTGACGCCGCGCTTGCCGCGCACGCGTCGGACGCTGACGGAGCCCACGAAGCCGCCCGTGCGTGTGTGCGGCGCCGCCGTCGTGACGATCGCGGCCGCCATGCGGTCGGCGACGGCGTCCATCTCCGGGTGCTCGCCGGCGACCTTGGCGGCCGTCGTGCCGGCGCTGGCGTATACGACGGACTTCATCAGACCGCCGCCCCTCTCGCCTTGAGGATGACCTCCACGTGCGCCGTCCGCGGGCTCATGCCGTGGACCTTCGCCTCGCCGACCTGCTCGAACGGCCGCCCGTTCCAGCTGACCTCCGCGTGGACATCGCCAGGCCAGGTTCGGCCAAGGAAGCGGTAGACCGTCTCCGTCGTCAGGCCGAGCTCGGTGCTCTCCGTCGCGCTCACCGGCTGCATGGCCCCGCGAGCCTCGACGGGCGTCGACGGGGTCCACACAGCCGCCCCGAGAGCGTCCTTGGTGCGCGTGCGCGGAGTCACGGTCAGCGTGTGCGGGCCCCGGTCGAGCAGGCTCACCAGCCGGCCCATCCGGGTGCCGGTGTGATCGTCGCGGCGTGGATCGCGCCGCCGCTGGGCGCGGGGGAGACCTGTACGAGGTCCTCATCCGGGAACCACAGATAGCCGGACGCCGCGAGCGCGTGGACCTCGTAGCCGTAGGTGCCCTCGTGCTCGGCCTTGTAGCCTCCGGTGTTCTTCGCGACGCGCTGCAAGGCCCGTCGCACGACGTCGACGACGTCCTCGCGGGCGACTCGTCCGTCGGTGATCCACTGCGGCAGGGCGCGGCGCTTCGAGATGAGCATGCGGACGGCCTCGTCAATCTCCGCGGCGGTGGCCGTCGAGATGTCGGTCGCGGTGATGCCCAGGGCGTTCGTCACGACCTACCTCCTCGGGGTCTCGACGTGCACCGACCCCGGGGGGTGCCGGGGTCGGTGCGCGTCGATCAGGGGTTGAACGTCGGCGGCTCGTCGCCGTCGTCACCGTCGTCGGACGACGTGTCGTCGTCCTCCGGGTCGGTGTCGTCGGCGCCGGACGCCTCGGCCGCGGCGCGGGCGGCGGCCTCGGCCTCCGCTGCCGCCTTCGCCTCGGCGTCCTTCTTGGCCGCTGCCTTCTTCTGCGCCGCGGTCAGCGGCTTGCCCTCCGTGCCCGCCGTGGCGGCGGGCGTCGACGAGCTCGTGGAACCGGCCGTGGCGGCGGCGTCCCCGGCGAAGGCCTTCGGGTTGGTGACGAGCTTGCTGGCCCAGTTGGGCACCTCGTCGCCGGGAGCCAGGACGACCGACTCGGCGGTGTCCGGGTTGGTCACGTGGACGTAGACGGTGACCCGCCGTGCGGTGCGGGGGGCCATCAGAGGACGTCCGCGACGAACGAGAGGTTGGGGTTGGCGAGCGCCGGCAGGCCGATCGCCGTCGCCTTGACCCAGACCCCGATGGGGTCGTCCTCCTTGTAGGCGCCGGCGACGATGCCCGGCTGGTCCTCGGGCTCGATGTCGTAGTCCGGCTCGCTGGCCTCGAGCGTGCGCCCCCAGACGGTGGCGCCGAGCGTGGTGTCGTCCGGGGAGTTCCGGTCGACCGGGGCCGGCAGGAGGATCAGCTTGTCGTCCGGGATGACGCGGGTCATGGTGCCGCCGATCCGCACCGCCCGGTCGTAGATGAAGATCGTCCCGAGACCCAGGTCGTCGAACGCCGCCTGCACCGCGGCGTTGGCCGCGATGTTGGTGACGGCCCCGGGGCCGACCAGCTTGCCGCGCAGCACCGAGAAGATCCGGCGCGAGAAGAGCACGGCGCCGGGGTTCTCGCCGTTGTCGGCGAGGTACGTCGCGCGCCACGTGTCCAGGTCCGCGAACGGAGCCGCACCGCCGGCCGACCAGGCCGTGCCCGCGGTGACGGAGTGGCCGGCGTCGCGGCCGTAGTCCGCCTCGGCGACGAAGCCGTTCTCCGAGATCGTCACCTTGCCGGTGAGCAGCACCTGGCCGCGCGCGACCTCCATGCGGTTCTCGGTCGCCCGGGCCTGCCGGGCCGCCTCGCGCTCGACGACGAGGCGCACGGACTCGGGCGAGTCGGCGTTGCGGGCGCGCAGCTGGTCGTACTCGCTGACGCGGACCTTGCGGCCGAGGGGCGGCAGGTCGAACGTCTTGCGCGAGCCGCCACCACGCTTGCCGATCGGCGTCTCGGCGTCGTAGGAGCGGAACTGGGCCGTGTCGGCGCCGGTGTTCGCGTCCGAGGTGATGCGAGCGACCACGTCGTCCGTGAGGTCGTTCGGCAGGAACTGCGCCAGGCTGACCTGGTTTGCGGGGAAGTCGTCCACGGCGGCCCGGGCGTACCCGGTGAGCTCCGCAGGCGTGACGACGTCGGTCCACAGGGGCATGGGGGTTCAGTCCTCTCTGGGCTGTGTCTGGCCGGGTCCGCTGGTCAGCGGAACCAGATCCGGCCAGCGACGTCCGTCTTGCCGTTGGCGTCGATGGCGATGGGCAGGTTGGCCTCCACGACCGCGCCGTGCTCGAAGAGCGGCGCGACGAGGTCGTTGCCACCCGAGGTGGTCGACTGCGGGGTGAGCAGGAAGCCCACGAGCGTCTGGCGGCCGTCCACGGCCGCGTCGTCGTAGGGCCCGTACTTCCCGGAGGCGGTGACCTTGCCGAGGGGCGTGCCGGAGCGCAGGTACCCGTTCGGGTAGTGCGTGCCGGAGGTGAACTTGCTCTTGTCGAGGGTGACCGTGCGCCCCGAGCTCGTGCCGTGTGCCGACCCGAGCCAGGACTGGTCGTCGCCCCCGAAGGTCTCCGTGCGGACGCTGATGTCCACGGTGGTTCTCCTTCGTGTTGGTGATCCTGGGCGTGCTTGCCGCGAGCGCGGCGTCCCCGTGCTTCCCGCTCGTGCAGGCGGGGGTGCCGCACGTGCGGCGGTTCCTGGCCCATGGCGGGCCGTGCTGCGTGCCAGCCGGCGAGCGGCTGGACGATCCGTCGTGGCGACGGGTGCTCACCCGCAGAGGTGAGAGTCAGGAGGTGGCGGCGTCCTTCTTGCCGTGCCGCTCGGCGTAGCGCTCGGCGCCGGACGCGAGCGACGAGCCCTTGCCGGGCGGGCGGTGGCCGCCGTGGCCGCCGCCCGTGTCGCCGGCGCTCGAGGGGGGCGAGGCGACGGTGGCGACGAAGGCCTTGATCTTGGTCTCGTCGGGCCGGCCGTTGTCGCCGACGAACTTGGCGAAGTCGACGGCGGCGAGGACGGCGTCACGCTTGCCGTCCTCGAGACCCGACAGCGCACCACGGAGGGCGAACTCGGCGAGCTCGGCGCGGTGCGTGGCGGTGACGGCGGCCTTGCCGGCTTCCTCGCCCTCGCGCCGCGCCCTCTCGATCTCGGTGGCGTTCTCCGCCTCGTGCTTGTCCCACGCCTCGGCCTTGCGGCGCAGCTCGGCGGTGTCGCCGAGCGCGCGGACCTGGTCCTCGTGCTTGCGCGAGTGGAACTTCCAGTACGCCGCCTGCTGGGCGTCCGTCATCTCCGCGACCGGCGTGCCCTGCGGGTATCCGCGGTCGTCTCCTGCGGCGCCGCTGCCGCCCGCGCCGCCGGCACCGCTCTCGCCCGCGGGCGCGCCGGACCCGCCGCCACCGCCCGTGCCGCCGCCGCCCTCCAGGGGCGGGTCGGGCGGGAAGAAGTACCGCAGTCGCGGGTTCGAGTACTTGCGCAGGCGCGTGTGCATGGTCGGTCTCCTGTCGGAGTGGTGGTGCCCCTGTCGGGGCCGGCGCCCGCCGGGTGGCGGGCCGTTCGGTCTCAGGCGGCGCGGCCGAGCCGGTCGCGAAGTGACGCGATCCGATCCCGCTGCCACTGCAGTGGCGTGCTGACGTCCTCGCCCGCGGCGAGACGGGCCGTGAGGCTCCGCTCGGTGCCGGTCAGCGTCTGTAGCTCGGCTCGCCACTGGTCGGCGCCAGGCTTGAGCGGCCGCACGACCTTCGCGGTGCGCGCGGAGCGGTGAGCCTTGGACTCCGTCTGCCGCTCCGGCACGAGGACTGGCCCGAGCTCGCCGTGGTCGTCGATGCGGTACCGGGTCCGCTTGAGGTCCTCCGCCGCGTTGCCGCCGGCGTCGCCGTAGAGCTTGCTCAGGTCGATGCCGTTGAGCAGGTCCGCGGCGTCGCTCCCTGGTGCGACCTCGGCGACGTCGCACTTGCACTCGGCGTGGATCGGGAGGAGGTCGTCGGCCCGGTAGACCTGGGTCGACGCGGCGACGCACAGCCCGCACGTGCCGCCCTTGGACAGCTCCGGGTGGATCACCCGGCGGTAGTGCTTCACGCCGAGGGCCTCGAACGCGTCCGCGAAGCCTTGCCGCCGAGTCGCCGCGAGGTCCAGGTCGACCACGTCCTCGATCCGCGCGAGCGCGGCGTCGAGCGCGGCCTCGTCCGGCTCGCCCGTCGAGCGCGCATACCGGAACTGCTCCGCCGGCCGCGTGTAGACGTCCAGCGCCGTCACGTTGCGTCGCGGGTAGACGGGATCGTCCGCCGGTGGGAGGTCCGTGACGTCGTGACCGTTGGCGATCGCGACCTGGCGCACGTACTCGCGCGCGAGCAGGTACACCTGCGCGGAGGCGGACTCGACGAGCGTCGCTGAGCGTGCCGCGTGGGCGCGGACAAGGTCCTCGTCCGTCCAGGCGTTGAACGGCCGCCACAGCCCCAGGAGCAGCCTGAGAAGACGCGCGAGGATCGCCTGGCTGTGCTGCGCGTGACGGTCGCTGATCCGGGCCAGCTGGTCCGGGGTGAGCGTCATGAGCCGACGGACGCCGGCACCGCGGCCGGCTCGTCGGCCGGGTCGCTGTCGACGTCGTCGCCGAGGAAGGCGTCGGTGGTGCGCTGCTGCGCCCACCGGCGGATCTGGCTCGGACGCGCCTGCATACCGATCTCCATGCGGGCCGCCCAGGGCACGCCCGCGGCCTTCATCTGGACCGTCGCCGACGCGCGCGCCTGCAGCGACTCGCGCTGCGGGGCTGCCCAGATGGACTCGATCTTCATCTCGTCAGCCCGGGCCTGTTCCCCGGCGAGCGCGAACGCGGACGCGAGGGTTCGGGCCGCACGGGGGCGCCAGCGCTCGATCGTGTCCTCCGCGTCGAACACGAGCTGCTCGCGCAGGAGTGCAGCGCCCTCAGCGGAGCCGTTCGCCGCGTCGGGCTGGAGGATGTGGATCGGGGTACCGGTGCCGACCGCGAAGAACCGGACGTCGTCCTTCACGGCGTTCAGGACGGGCGTGAAGTCAGCCTGGCCCGACTCCCACAACTCGACAGCCTGCGGGAGGATCCACATCTGGCCGGGGTCGCCGGAGAAGATCTTGTCGTAGTCGACGTCCTCGCCGGTGAGCGGGTCGGTCTTCGGTGCGCCCTTGAGCGCGCGCTGCCGGAACGCCTGCAGCGCGATGAGGACCATCCGCTGCACGATCGTGTGGTTGATCCGGCGCAGCGTCGGCAGGTGCTTCTCGTACCGGCCGATCCCGTCCTCGAGGTCGAACAGCGTCACCGCGTTCCGCGCCAGGCCGGTGTCGACCTTGACGTCCTGCAGCTCCCACGACGTCAAGTTGAAGCGCCACGAGCGACCCTGCCCGGGCAGCAGGCCGCGGGTGCCCTGCCGGTACGCGACCCGCTGGTAGCCGGGCCGGTCGAGCACGGCGACGTCACGGTCGTTCGCCGCGTCCCGGTAGATCTTGAGGGCGGCGAGCGCCTCGCCGGGCCTGAGCGGGTCCTGCTCGGTGATCGTCTGCCGAGGCGACTCCGCGGTGACGAAGACCTCGCCGCCGACCTTCTCGACGCGCGTGTACGAGCGGCCGAACTGGATCGCCCACCGCTTGAGGTCCGAGAACGAGCACTTGGCCCACATCTTCTCGGCGTCCTTGTCGCCGTCCTCGTCGCCGGGCGCCGCCGTCCGGAACGAGACCAGCAGGAGCCGCCGGCTCAGCGCCGTGACGGGCAGGTCGGCCAGGTGGACCCGCGAGATCTCGAGGAGCCGCCGGTAGTGCGGCTTCACCAGGTCGGGCAGCTCGACGGGCAGCGGCGGCGTGCCCGCGCCCCACTGGTCGAGCTCGTGCAGACGCTTCTCCTCCTCGCCGAGCGCCTTGGCGAGCCGGACCATCCACCACTCGTCGGAGCCGGGCGTCAGAGCGGGCATCGCGTCGGCCTCCTACGTCTTGATCCGGCGCGGCACGAACTCCGCTTCCTTGTGGCGCTTGGTGGACGCGAGGTAGTCCGCGCGCGCCTGGTACGCCAGCGCGGCCGCGGGGGTGGAGTCGATCTTGAGCGGCGACTTCGGGGTCACCTTCTTGACCAGGACCTTCCCGTACCGGTCGACGACCTTCTGGGCGTTGATCAGGTGTCGCTTCAGCGACGACTTGGCGCCGCCGCTGATCGGCACCGAGCCGCTCGAGATCGCCGTGTGCAGCCGCTCGAGCACAGGAGCCATCCGCGCCGGCTGGTTCGTCCAGAACGAGATCGGGTCACGCTGCGACGCCCTGGCGACCAGCTGGCTGCCGTAGGCCTCCACCCAGCTGGTGATGGAATCCTGGAAGAACGGTGGGTCGGCGTAGAAGCCGACCACCCGGAACGTGCGGAACGCCCACCCGACCGCCGCGTCGAACTTCGCCGGGTCGACACGCCAGGTGGCGGCCTCGGGGCCGTCGGGGATCTCCTCGGCGTAGACCTGCCACAGGAACCCGTCGGAGACCCGGCACGCGATGAGCACCGTCGAGTCGTCCGACACCGAGCCGTCGAAGCCGAGCGTGATCTCTTCGCGCGGCTTCGGCTTCGGGGTCTTGCGCGCGAGCTTGACGCCCACCCCGACCTGCGCGGGCGTGACCCACGCGTTCTCCCGCTCGGTGAGCGCGTTGAGGAAGTACCTCTTGGACTCCGCCTCGGTGCGGCGTGGGTCGAAGATGTCATCGACGATCGACTCGAGGCTGTTCCAGGCCATCGCGTCGCCGTAGGCCTCGACGACGGCCGCGACGAGCAGCTCCTCGTCCTCCAGGTCCTCGAGGTCGGCCCAACGGTGGTCGAACAGCAGCTTCGCGCGGCGCGTGCGGTTCTCGGCGATCAGGTCGGCGTACCCGTAGGTCTGCTCGGCGATCGAGTCCTCGCCCGGCGCATACATCGTCGTCGTCTCGAGGAACCAGGTGCCGGCCGTCTTGCGGCGCTTCACGAGGTTCCTGGTGACGGTCTTGTACATGCGCCGCAGCTCGGGCGTGTTGTAGAGGTGGCTTTCGTCGAAGACGACGAACGTCTCCTTGCCGCCGTCCTTCGACGCCGCACCGGCCGTCGACGGGATGATCTCGCCACCCCCGGGCAGCGCGATCTTCATGACGCCCGCGACGAGGCCGTAGCCGCGCAGCTGGGAGAGCGGGCAGTCGTCGTCGGTCAGGTTGTGAAGGATCGTGTCGTAGACGTTGCCGGTCTGGCCCTCCTCGGTGGCCATGATCCGGACGTAGGGCACCTTGACGTGCTTGCCCATCGGCTCGCCGGCGCGGTACGTGTACTTTCGGCCGAGGAACTCGTAGGTCTCGCCGCCCTTGGCCCAGCCCGCGAAACGGCACGGCCCGAGCGCCTCGAACAGCGCGATGTACGCGGCCAGGCCCGACTTGTTGCAGCCCTTCGGGCGCGAGAAGAACGCCGAGTCGTGCAGGCGGCGCCCGTTCTGGTCGAGCGCGTACCCGTCGACGATGAACTCGGTGAACTCGTCCGGCAGCGACACCGGCTCGCCCTGGACGTCGCCCGGGCCGTGGCGGACGAAGGTCTCGATCCACCAGATCGCGATCCACAGGCACCGCTGGCGCTGCGCACGGTCGTACCCCGGCGCCGTAATGACGCGGCGCACGAGCTACCCGCCGAGTCGAGCGCGCCGGTCGTCGAGGTTGGTCACGGTCGCGCCCTCGCCCGGGTCCCCGATCGGCGTCGGCTCGCCGAGCTCGACCGACAGGCGCAGGCGCAGGCGGTCCTCGTGGGTGGCGCCGAACTTCGCCATGCGCTGCCGCAGCTCAGCCGCGAGCATCGTGCGGCCGCGGGTCTTCGTCCAGTAGTCCTGGTAGAGCCGCGCGCACGCGAGCAGCTCGAACCAGTCCGCATCCGTCGACATCGTCACGGCCTGGGGCGACCGTCGCCACGCCTCCCACCAGCGGAGGACGATCGGGTGCCAGGTCTCGGCCTCGCGCGAGATGACCTTGCCGTCCGCGTCGCGCTCGATGGTCTCGCCGAGCGCGTCGTCGGGCAGGTCGAAGCCGTAGACGCGATCGTGCGAACGCAGCGGCGTCGTCGGCACCTTGTCCCGACCGCGCTGCAGCGCGTTGTGCTCGTCGGGTGCGAACCCCTTACCGGCCACGGTGAGACCTCCCATGTCGGGGGCGAGTGTTGGCCGGCTCCCGTGACGGGATGCGGCGTGCGCGAGGTGATGCGCGGGCTAGACCTGCGTGCAGTGCGGGATCCAGCCGAAGGTCCACGAGCACCAGGGGCACAGGACGACCCGCCTCTTGACGAGGTCGGAGTGGCCGACGCACGTCTGGTTGCTCTTCGACGCCAGGTCGGTGCCCTGGAAGCTGTAGTCGTACCCACCCCACGTGAAGGCGTAGTGGTGGGCGGGCACGGCGTAGATCGGCAGGCCGTTGTACCCCGTCGCCGCCTCGGCGCTCGTGCCGGCGAAGAGCATGAGCGCGGCGAAGGCGAGGAGCGTGAGGCTGCGGCGCAGCTTGCGCATGACGGCACCTCTCAACAGGGGGAGGAAGGGGATGGGACGGGCGCCGCCGGGAGGAGTCGGACCCCCGCTTGCCGGGTTGGAGCCGGCCGTGCTGCCGTAACACCTCGGCGACTCGCGCGCCCGGCCAAGAGTGGCGGGCACGTGACCTGCGGAAACAACCCCCAGAGTCATACAGACAGCGAGCGCCAGAACGCTCCCGGTCTGGGGTTGACCCGGGGGAGGGGGTGGAGGGCCCCCGGTGTCCGACACCGGGTCCAGCACGCCCGGATGGCGCTTCGCGGGGCGCCGCTCGAGCTCCATGCGCGCTGTCTTCGACAGTGCGCGCCGCGCGTCGTTGCCCTCGGCTGCTGTCTTGCGGTCGTGGTGCCAGCCACACTTGGCCGCGAGGTTCTCGTAGCGGTGATCGTCACCACGATCGACGTGGTCAACATCCGTCGCCCGCTCCGTGCAGCGCCGGCCCGTGTCGATGCGGACGTGCGTGCACTGGTAGCCATCACGCTCGAGCACGAACGCGCAGCGAGCGGGCCAGTCGTCAGGCAGGCGAGAGCGGCGCGTGCTGCCGTGCCACCCACCAGACATCAGCGCCGCCCCTGCCCTTGAGCTGAGGAGTCAGCGCCGTCGGGCCGTGCGACGGTTCGACGACACCCGCCTGCGGCGAGGCCTCGCTGACTCCGCACCCGAGGGGCTGATCCGCCAAGCGCCCCGGGACGGCCTGCGCTCCCCGGTCGTGTGCGCGTCCTCGTGCAGGACTCCGGGGAAACACGAAGGCCCGAACCGTCCGGTTCGGGCCTTGTTTCAGGGCGCGAAGCACCCACCGAGAGACATGCTCTATCCACAGGCCCCGTCTGTCAAGTCACCTGCCACGCGGGGTCGAAGTCCGGGTGATCGGTGCTAAGCGAGGAGGCAGGTCGCTCATCGGGTCAGCACCTCCACCATCGCCGCTTCGTCGTCCGTCAGCTCGCGGTAGACCTCGTAGCGGATGTGCGCGCCGAGATGGTCCCGCTCGTACCGAAGGCTGCCCTCGACGACAGTTGCGAGGTCCACGCCGAGGGCGGCGAGGGCAGCTGCGGCTCGGCCGTCGCTGCGGTTCGGCTCGCTCACCGCGGCTCACCCCACATGATGTCGACGGAGTCCGTCTTGCGGTCGTGCATCACGCTCGCGAACCCCGGGGGCGCCCACCGGATCACGTCACCGTTCGGGGCGAGGAGGTCGACGCGCCAGCCGTCGCCGTCCCGGGCGAGCCGCACACCACCGATGGGCTGTACGTCGTTCTGCCGGATCCCCGCAGCGCGCGGAACACCCAGCGCGGCCCCGAACCCCTGGGCGCCGTGCTTGGCGGCCGCGCTGCCGAACGTCCACGATCCCGCCACGGTCGCGAACCCCGACTCGCCGCCCTCGCTGTCGTTGCTCAACACCTGGTCGCTCATCTCTGCTCCTCCTCCTGGATCTAGCCGGTCGCGAGGTCGCCCCACCGCATCCGCATCTGGGCTGGCCGTCCGTCGGCGGGCGTGGACCGCTCGCACGGTGAATCGGCCGCCTGGTCTGGAAAGTAGCCGGGCTGGGGTATCACGAAGCCGACGGGGTGATGGTTGGCGAAGTCGACGCGGGCCTCAGGGACGTACTCGCGGACGACGTCGTCGTCGCCGCGGAGCTCCCGTCGGCGCCCGTTGATGTCGAGCTGCAAGGTCAGGCGGATCCGCATCATTCCCTCCCTGGGGCGAACCGCTCGCGGTCACGCGCGATCTCGAGCAACGCTCGGCGCGACGTCCAGTCCGCACCCTCGGTGCTCGCCCACCGGACGACGACCGTGCCGTCCGGGAGCACGACCTTCGCGAGCAGGAGCGCCTCAGCGAGCAGCTCGCCGTCCGCGAGGGGCATCTGCAGACCCCGCGCCTCCAGCGTGCCCGCGAGCGGCTCAGGCTCGGAGCTCAAGGTCGTCTCCCGTCGGATGTGCTCGGTCGCACATGACGTCGGCGAGGGCTCGGCGAGCGGCTGCGGCGGAGCGCGCCTCGCACCGGGCGGCGAGCGACGGCACGGCGTGGCCCGGGTGGTCCGGGTGGCACCTGCAGTGGTGGATCGTCTTGCCGTGGCCGACGGGCAGCGGACCGGGCGTCAGCACGACACACGCCCCTCGAGCGGGCGGATCTGGTCCGACAGCCACGCCCACTCGCGCTCGGGCCACGCGGGCTGCTCGCCGACCCACACGCCGACGTGCGACGGCGGGGGTGAGCAGTTGACGCCGCGGCACACGATCACCGGGCCCTCAGCGCGCTCGGCGCCGACCTTCGCCGCCTCGGTCGGCATGCTGGCCTGCTCGAGGCGGGACTGCCGGGCGTAGACGACGAGCGTGAGCTCCCCGCCGTTCGGGTGGCCGTCGGTGCGGCCGCCGCACCACGGGCACAGCGCCTCGATCGTCTGGCCGTCGTGCACCTCGCCCAGGTGGCTCGCCACCGCGTCGGCCAGCGGGTGCAGCCTGCCGGCGACCCATGGCTCGGTGCGCTCGTCGGCCTCCGCCGCGACGGACAGCCACGCCCGGGCGGCCTGCAGGTACGGGCGCGGGTCCGTCCACGACGACACCGGCTGCGGCGGCCGCTCGACGCCGGCGGTCTGTGTCACCGTGTCGCACACCTCCGCGACCGTGCCGACGAGCTGGGAGAGCAGGTCGAGCAGCGCGATCGGCACGGGGGCGACGATCGGACCGGTCCCGCGGACGTACCCGGGCATGCGGGCCTCGATCCGCTCCTGCATCGCCTCGAGCGCGGCCCGGGCACGCTGCTCCTCGGATGGTCGACGGTGCGGCCGGCGCGGGTTGTCGGTCCCGGGCACGCCGAGCGCGACGAGGAACGGCCACGCGCCGATCAGGTAGTCCATGTCCTCGGCGATCTGACGCCCGAGACGTGTGGGGCTCATCGGTTCCCTCCGGTGTTGCGGTTGCGGCGTCCACCCCTGCGACCACGACGGCGTGCAGGGGAACCTCGGTCTGTCGGTGGCACGGCAGCGGGTGGCTCGGAGCCCACCCCTTCCCGACCAGGCCCGTCCCGTCCCGCCCCGACCCGTCCCGGCGGATCCGGATCGAGCAGGCTTCGGTCCTGCTGGTTTCTGCCGGACTTGCTGGCGGCCGGCCCTGGTCGGGCTGGTCGTGTTGGTCGCTCTGCGCCCGCTGAGGTCGCCGAGCGCGCCGGGTCGCCCGTCGCTGGTCGCTCGTCGCCGCGAGGCGCCGGAGCGGCCGCGCCAGGTGCCGGCGAGCCGGCACGCAGGGGCTTCTCGTTCGGATGGGCCGCCGGTGGCGGCGTGAGGCCGTACTGGCTGAGGACCTGTGCGTGACCCGCCAGCCACTCCCGGGTCGACGGCGACCAGTAGGGCTGGGGCGGCGGGGCCAGGAGCGGGTAGCGCGCATCGGCCGCCGCCAACCCCTCCTCCGGCTCCAGCTCGCGCGAGAGCGCGCCCCGCCCGGAGTTGCAGGCGCCACAGGCCACGACCGATGTCTCGGCCGAGCCAGGCTGCCCCGGGGGACGGTGGTCGTAGGTACCCCGCTTGTCACCGCGGCGCATCGAGAACCACACGACGAGGCCGCAGTACCGGCAGGCGTCACCGTCCCGCATCCGGATCCGCACGGTCATGTGCGTGTCACTGTTGTCGCGCTTGCGCTGCGCCTCGAACGCGATCTCGTCCGCGGTCTTCATGTGGACGAACTCCGGGTCGTTGACCAACCGGAAGCCGCGCCGCCCGTTCTCGAGCGTGATCTCGTCACCGAGGCCCGCGAACGCACACTGCGACCACAGACGCTCGAGCTCGGCGTGGTCGTTGCCCGCGAGCGCCAGGGCGACCGGGTAGGTCACGACGTAGTCGGTGGCGTGCTGGGCGGTCATGGCAGCCATGCGGGAGAAGAACCCCCACACCTCGTTGACCGAGCGCGGGTCCGCCTGCGGGTGCTCGACGACGTCGAGCACCCGCGGGTCGAACGCGATCGTGTCGCTCTCGCGCTTCCAGGCCATGAGGTGTGGGGGATCCCTTCCGTGGGGGAGTCAGTCGGAGCACCGGCACTCGCCGGTCTGCTGGTTGATCGGTCCGCCGCACGAAGTGCAGCGCTCGGTCTCAGCCATCGGGTCTCACCTCCTCCCTGCCTCCGTTGCGCGCGTGAAGGCGGCGTCGTAGATGGCGGCCTCGCGACCGTCCAGCGGCACGTGCCGGTACCCGACTGCCTTGAAGCAGACGAGCGAGTCGCCGCTGAACTCGATGCGGTCGGACCAGCCATCGGCACGTCGGACGTGGCCGACGGTGCCGCCCTCGTTCCAGATCGGCATGAGGCAGGTGCGGCAGATGCCCGCTCCGCGGGCCGCGGCGTTCGCGGCGCGATGGAAGTCGGCGGTCGCCAGCGGCTCGCGCTTACGCATCAGTCCCGCACCTCGAGGACCTCGACCGGCACGTTGTTCCGATGCGAGACCTTGACCGACGCCTCGTCGAGCACGACGCGGCCTTCGCCGGCAGCGAGCCGGGCGGAGACCTCGAGGTGGTAGTTCAGCGCTCGCAGGAGCGCCTGCGGTCCGCCCGGCTCGTCGACGTCCCAGCCCTGGCCGATCAGGTTGCAGGGGCCCCGGACGCCTCGGACGCGGTCGATGATCGTGTAGAACGACTCGCCCTTCGGCCGGAAGTCGCGCTGCCGCGTCAGGACGGTGAAGCGGCCGTCGACGGCTCGGACGGTCCACCACCGGCGGGCCTCGCTGCCCGGGTACCCGAACCGGACACGCGCACCGATCGGCAGCGGCGGGATCTCGTTGGTGCTCATCACTGCTCCTCGTTGGCCGGCGGGAGCAGCCCGAGGCGCCGCTTCGCGCCCTCGACAGCGGCGCGGATGTTGGTCGCCGGCACGGCGATCGCGTGCACGCCAGGGCCGCCGTGGTGCTTGATCTGGAAGCCGTTGTCCTCGCCGTGGTGGATCTCGGCTTCGAGCGCCTGCTCGACGGTGTCGAGGGCAGTGGCGATCTCGGCCCGGTGCCGGATCGCGGCGGCGGCGATCATCTCGGACTGGCGCCGGTTGCGGTGCCTAAGGTCGTTGTAGTCGTCGTCGACGAGCTTGCCGAGCTCCTCGGCCTTCTCGACCGCGTCGCTGTGCTCGGCGATCAGGGCGTTCGCGACGGCAACCGAGACCTCGATGGACGGCGTCGCAGGCAGGCCGCGGTTCTCGCGCACGGACTCGAGGTACTGGCGGACCGGGCCAGAACCATCAACCGGACGGTGGGGGACGAGCGCAGCGGTCGCGGTCATGAGGACTCCGAGCCACGCGGCCCGTTCGTCGGCGGAGCGGGCGTTCCAGCGGGCCGCGAACTCGCCAGGGTTGGCCGGGTAGGCCGACAGGTCACCGAGGCGCGTCGGGCCGTCGAGCTCGCTCGCCTCGCGGCCCAGCTTGCGGACGGCGTCGACGAGCGCGCGCACCGTCGGGTGCGGGACGTAGGCACCGACTGCGAGGCGGCGCTCGGCCTCGGCGACGACAGCGTCCACGTCGCCCATCACCGTGCCCCGCCGTGGACGACGGTGAGGCGCGCGCGGGCGGCCGGGTCCGTGCGGGTCGTCGTCTCGCACTCGAGGCACCGCCACAGCTCGACGCGCCCGTGCTCCGAGGGCCACACCGGCTCGTGCTTCCAGTCGTGGCCGACCGTCGCGCACCGGCGCTGAGCGGCGCAGGCCTCGCACAGGAGGCGGTCGCCGGCGAGCTCCCAGCCGAGCTCCTCCCCGTGCTGCCTGCCGGCCTCAGCGGTGTCCCAGTGGATCGTCCCGCCGTCCTCGCCGGCGTTCGTCAGCGGCTCTTCGCAGCGGGAGCAAGCCACGGTGATGCACACCCTGTCGGAGGCGGTCGCCCACTGCGGCAGCAGCGACGCTGGAGCCACCGGACGCCACCCGAACGAGATCAGGACCTCCGCGAGCGCGGGGGTGTTGAGCATGGTGCGGGCCGTGGCCTTGCGGATGTCGGCGGTGAGGACGCGGACGAGCTCGGGGGAGACGGGCGGGGGTGGGGTGTCGGTCGGGAGGAGGGTGATGGGCTCGAAGTACTCGCGGAGCGTGGTCGTGTCGTCGTCGATGCTCATCAGTCCTCCTGGTTGCTTGGTGGGGTGGGGACGGCGGTGTGGGTGCCGTCGCCGTGGTGCGTGACCCAGACGTGGTCGCGCAGGAGGCAGTCCTTGAGGAGCGGGTGGTCAGGCACGCCGGTGACGGTGATCGTGGGCGGGAGCTCGCAGTGCTTGCAGACGGCGTCGAACCACTCGAGGACGCGCAGGGCCTTGCCGGTGCTCGGGGCGGTGATCGAGCCGTGCTCGGTGCACGTCGCGGTGCCCTCGAACCAGGGCATCAGGTCGACGCCGGTGGTCGGCGTCGCGCAGTCGGGGTCGGTCATGCGCTTCTCCCGGTGAGCTCGTTGTGGATGGTGTCGTTGAGCAGGTCGACGGGCCGCCAGATCGCGGCGTCCTCGCCGGCCCCCGTGAGGATCCGGATCCACGCGGCCTGCTCCGGTCGGACCCGGCCCTGCTGCCTCTTGAGCTCGCGCCACAGGACGCGCTCCTGGCCCTCGTGCACGAGCACGAGGTCCGGGAAGCCGGGCTGCGAGCGCCGCGAGTCGTGGGTGTGGTACGCGTGCCAGCCCAGGACCCGGGCGGCCGCGAGTACTCGCGCCTGCAACGTCACCTCGGACATGCGAGACGCCACGTCAGCGCGGTACTGCGCCGGCGTGAGGGTTCGGGGCGTGGACGCGCTCACCGGCGGTTCCTCCGGGAGGTCTCGCCGTCGTCGCTGGCCGGCGCGTCGAGGTCGCCCATGTGCGCGACCAGGTCGGGCACGAGCCACCCGTCGTGGCGGATGTGCAGAAGCACCGGACGGTCGAGCAACCGACGCCACGACGACCACGGGACGTGGTGCTCGATGCCCCGGTCCAGCGCGACGGAGAACGCGCAGTCGCGCAGGTCTGGTGTCGTCTCCCTGCATGCCTGGGAGTGCAGGACGTATACCTCCTGCTCGCCCGACACCGCGCGGCCGTAGTGCTCCGTCGCGTGCCGCTCGACGCCGACGATGGCCTCGATGCTCTGTGGGTCCACGAGGTCAGCCACGGGCCACCCCCGCGAGGTGGACGTGGTACTGCGCCAGCTGGGACACACGCGCCCCGAACAGGGCGCTGTCGCGGACGACGAGCAGCTCGACGTCGTCCACGCCCCACGACCTGGACCACGACGAGTTGTCCTTCCGGAACACCGCCGCGACCGTGCCCGTGCCGTTCTGGTACGCGTCCCCGAACCGCTCGCGCCGGTGGTGCACACGCACTCCACGGCGCAGGCCCTGGTAGTCGTCGACCTCGACGTACCCGTACTCCAGGAGGCCGGCGCGGCACCGCTCGACCTCGGCGTCAACAGCGGCCTGGTCCTCGACGCACGCCGCTCGACGGTCGATGGCCTCGGCCCACTGCTGCGCGACGGCCGCGACCTGGACGAGCTCGGTCCGGAGGTGCGCGGGGTCGTCCTCGGCGAGCGCTTCGAACACCTCCTCGAGGAGGATGTCCCGCCACGTGACCTGGCCGGCATTCGCCTTCGTGTCGGTGATCGACGGTGCGCGCGCCGCGAGCCACGGAGCGGTCGCCTGCGCGTGAGCGTTCGCCACGAGCGCGGCGAGCGGGCGCACGTCGGGCCCGGTGCCGTCAGGGTGGTGCTGCTCGCCCCACTTCGCGTCCTGCCGCGCCCGCTCGGCCGCGACGTCCGCCGCGGCGCTCACGCCGTCGCCCTGTCCAGGCTTAGCGTCAGCGTGGACGTCCCGGGGTCGCGCTGGTCGCCCCGGGACACGTGCAGGGTGACCCGCCGGTCCTCGGGGACGCCGGACTCGTCACCGGCGACGACGAGTGCTCGCAGGTCGCCGAACGTGAACCCGGACTCGGAGCCGGTGATGGTCGCCGTGTGCGTGATCGTGGTCGTCACGGCGTTCAGTCCCTCGACGCGTGGTCGCGGGCGAACTGGACGATCGCGGCCATGACGTCGCGCTGCAGCGCCGCCTGGTCCCACGCCTCGGGGAAGATCGCGATGTACTCCCGGGCGGCCTGCTCGATCGCGTCGCGGATCGGCGACTGCTCGACGAGCTCGTGGGCGAGCTTCTGCACGGCGACGCCGACGGCGTTGTTGAACGCCTGCTGCAGCGCCGAGGGCTCGGTGCGGCCGCTGTAGCCGCGCTCGGTCTTGTTCAGGGCGACGATCGCGTCCGTGACGAGCTTGTCGCGTGCCTCCGGGGTGATCGACTCGAGGATCTGCTTGCCGATCACCTGCGCGAACTGCTCGTCGTTCAGCTTGATGTCCATGGTCAGCCTCTCCGGATGTGTGCGGGCGGGTTGGACTTGCGTTCGGCCTCCTCGGCGGCGAGCCGCTGGGAGCGGCGGGCGCGGAGGTCGTCGAGGGTGGTCCCCGGCTTAGGGACGGGGATGCCGCCGGTACGGGCCCAGGGGGCGTGCTCGTCGCACAGCCAGCCGCCTAGGTACAGGTGCGCTGGGCGGCCGTCGCCGTAGCGGCACGGGCGCTGCTGCTGGCCGAGGGCCGGCGCCGCGGTCGCGAGCAGTTGCGCGGCGACGTGCCATGTGTCCTCCGACGGGGAGCGCGTCAGGCCCGCGGCCTTCCACACGGTGCGGCGGTGCCCGGTGCCGACCGTCAGCCCTCCAGGGGCGATCCCGAGTGCACGGGCTGCGGACGCGAGCGCGGCGGCCTTCGCTTCTCGGTTCGCCTGGGCGGTCGCGGTGTTCGCGTAGTCGACGGGGCTCACGCGTGGGCCGCCACGATGTTGTAGCCGGCGTCGGCGGCGAGGATCAGGTCGAGCGGGAACGAGCGCAGCAGGAGGGCGTCGTAGTCGTCGCGGGCGGCCTGGCGCTGGGCGGCGAGGAACAGGCGCCAGCGGAAGTCGTCGACGTCGTGGACGAAGATCTTGCCGGCGTGCCTGGAGACGTACACCCGGCGTGGCGGCACGAACTCGGACTGCACGACGTCGAACGCGCCGAGCAGCTTCGGGGCGATCGCCGCGGCCGCCGCGAGCTGTGGCTCGTCGAGGCCGACGGTGCGCTGGGTGCGGGTCATCGGGGCCCCCTGGTGAGGATGGCGAGCATCGACGGCGGGCCGGCGAGGCCGGTGCGGGACGGGTGCGGGTCCCAGACGAGGGAGCCGCGGGTGGACGTCACGATCACGGCGTGCGTCCACGGGCCTCGCGGGGAGGGGCCGATCGCGATGCAGTGCGCGTCGGTCGGGTCGGGGACCGGGAACACCGGGTCCGCGTCGGCCAGGACGTGGCCGTGGGCCAGCGCGAACTCGACGGCGGCCGTCCACCAGCCGCCCTCGACGTCGCGCTGCTCGTCGGCGAAGTGCGGGACCTGCTCGACCTGCAACTCGAGCAGGCACGCGAGGGCGGTGCGCCAGCAGTCGCCGAGCTGGTCGCCGCCGACGTCGGTGATCATCTGGGTCAGGTAGCGCGTCACGCCGCGTACCTCCCGCCCACACGGAGGCGGCGGCGGATCCGCAGCACGGTCTCCGGCCAGACGCCGAGCAGCGCGGCCGCCTCGGAGTCGTTCAGGCCGCGGGCGTGCAGCAGCGGGACGAGCACGACGCGCTCGGCCGCCGTGGTGGACTCCGGCTCGCCGGCGAGCACCCGGGCCACGACAGCGTCGTCGACGCCGACGCTGGGGCCGCCGAGCTGCGGGCCTGCCTGCGGGTCGTCGATCGTCTCGTCGTCCCAGGCGAGCGGCGGCGCCCAGCCCTGCTCGGCGGCTCGACGACGCCACCAGTCCGACGGCCCCGGTGTCATCGACAGGTCGTCGTACAGCGCGACGACCCGACGAAGGTTGCGCGCGGCGAGGTGCGGCGTCTCACGCCAGTGGCGGATGCACTGCCGCGTCACGCCCACCTCGAGCGCGAGAGTCGCGTCCGGCCACCCGATCGCCGCGAGCGCCTGGAGCCGGCGGGCGGCACCGAACGCGGCGACCCACGCCTGGTCGGGTGCGTCGAGGATCGTCGTGCGCAGGATGGCCTGCTCGACGCGTGGTCGGATGCCCCACTGGATCGGCACGCCCGTGTCCGGGTACGCGAGCCGGGAGACCGTGGCGTAGCCGAGCCCGGCGGCCTCAGCGATCGCGTCGACGGACATCCGGTAGTTCGTGCGGAGGTCCGCGATGTGCGCGATCGCCGGGGCGGCGTCGACGAACGGCTGCCACGTGCCGGCGGCGATGCCGAGCTTGCGGCGCTTGGCGAGCACGGTCGCGTGCTTCACGGTGGTGGTCATGAGTCGGCCTCGCCGTCGTCCGTGTCGTCGTAGAGGTCGACGTCGACGTCGGGCAGCTGGTCGAGGTTCACCTCGTAGATGCCGTTCTCGGCGAAGGTGAAGACGCCCCCGTCCTCCATCGCCTTGCGCAGGGCACTCGCACCCGCCGCGCGGGCGGCGGGATCGAAGTCGGATGGTCGGGCGAGCGGGGCGAGCTCGGCAGCCCACGCGTCGCGGTCCTTGCGCTCGTCGGCGCGGTCGTCGTCGTCCAGGCGGATCGGGGAGACCGCACCGAGCAGGTTCGGGCCGGCCGACCAGACGAACATGCGGCCGCGGCGCGGCTCGTGGTGCGCGACGTCGACCCGGCCTTCGCCGTGGGCCTTCGCGGAGGCCACGACCCGGGCGAGGAGCGTGGCGCTGACGGCGAACGCCTGACCCTCGACGAGCGGACTCGCGAGGGTCCGGACCAGGACACCAGGCACGTCGGGGTAAGCCGTCTCGGAGTCGGGCAGGGGAGCGAGCCGCGGCACCGTGAGGGAGCGGCCGTCCAGGAGCTGGCCGGCCTCCTCCCACGTCGTGTCCTCGTCGTCGACGACAAGTCGGAACGACTCCGCGAGCCACACCTGACGGGCGTCCTTCCCCGGCGGCGGCTTGAACACCGCCAGCACGTCCTTCACCGACTGCACCGGCAGGTCGACGACGGCCAGCGCGGGCAGCTGCACGACCTCGTGCAGGTACACCCGCGACACCGCCGCGCTGTACCCGTCCGCCGCCGATACCAGCAGGTGCACACCCGGGTCGCCGCCGGCCGCCACGAACGACAGCCGCACACGCGACGTCACGTGGTCCGGGTCGCCGCCCACGTGCGGCAGCGCAGCCGCGAGCGCCGAGCGGGTGTCACCGCGGGGGATGAGGACCTCGGTCTTGGTCATCCGGACCACCTGGCCGTGAGCATCCGGTCCGCGGACGCCGCTGCACGCCAGAGCCCGAACAGCACCTCGACGAAGTCGTCGTAGTCGCCCCACCCGTTGCTGGGCGTGAGCGCCACGAAGGCCGGCTTCAGCTCCACCGCGCGGACCAGGCCCTCACGGGCGCGGACTGCGAGCTGCGCGACCGGCCGCTCGTCGAGCTCCTTCGTCGAGTACTCGACGACGCCGGCGAGACGCCACATGGGGGTCAGGTTGTAGGTGTGCCCGTCCACGGGGGTCTCGTCACCGATGCTCAGCGTCCAGCTCATCGGAGCACCCACCGTCGGGCGTGGTTGACGCGATCGCGGAACGCCGGGAAGTCGTACACGAAGCGGCGGCTGCCGCCCTCGAGGACGACCTCGGACTGCAGCGCGGGCGACTCCTGGTCGGGGAGAACCTCCGGGAGGTCCACGTGCTCGATGACGATCCACACCGACGGCGGGTCGATCGAGGCCTGCACGGCACGGACGTGGGTACCGGCCGGCAGGTCGAGGAAGCGCACCAGCTCCTCGGCGCTGACGTACAGCCGGGCGCGCCCGAGCTCACGCCGCGGCGGCGCGGCAGCGGCCGTCCGCTCCACGAGCTCGGCCATCGAGCGCGCGGCGCCGTGCTTGGACTCGTCGCGGGTCATCGGGTGCCTCGCAGCTTCGCGATGAGCCGTGCGTTCACCGTCGGGGCCTGCGACTCGAGGGCGTCGGCTACGTCCTCGGCGCGCACCCACAGCACGCCGCCCTCGCGGCGGCCGCGGATCTGAGGGAGCGGACGGGTCGGCTTGTTGGCCTTCGGTGCGGGGCGGGGTGCCGCACCGAAGAGGTCGTCGAGGAAGCTCATCGGGTACCTCCACCCATCACGCGCTCGTAGATGGCCTTGGCCCAGCGGGCGTCGCCCATCGCGGTGTGCCGCTCGTCGGTCGGCGGCTCGACGCCGATCGCGCGCGACAGGTCATCGGACGACCACGGGAGGTCCGCGACATCGGTGGGCAGATCGATGACGTCGGCCGCCGGCGCGAACGTCAGCTGTGCGCGGAGGTAGCCGAGGGCGAGGGCCTCGACGTCGATGAGGTGGTGGTGCCAGGAGGGCACGAGGTGGTGGTGGCGCAGCAGCCCGGAGAGGGTCTCGGCGTCGAAGGACGGGACGGCACCTACGAGGTGCGCGCCGCGGGTCCATTTCTCGACGTGCCGGGCGGCCTGGGCCTCGGACAGGATCCGGTAGTCGGCGTGGCCGCCGAACGGGTTGGCGGAGTACCAGCTGCGCTCGGCACCGGAGTGGTTCGTGTGCTGCCCGTTGAACAGCGGGTGCCGGTCGTAGAACCCGCCGACGTGCAGGCCGCGCAGGTCCGCGCGGGACAGGTCGACGTCGCCGAGGAAGAAGGAGCACCCCTTCGAGTGGCCGTTCTCGTCGGTGCGGATCATCGCGATCTCCCACGCGCGACGCTCCGGGTGCAGCCCGGTCGTCTCGGTGTCGATGAACACCAGCGGGGCGCTCATCGCACACCTGCCGTGACCTGGGCGACGACACGGCGGTGCTGCGCGAACGCGTCCTCGGGCTCACCGAGCACGACGGTGGTCGCGAGGTGATGGAACGCGAGCTCGTCCGCAGTGAACGTCACCGTCTCCGCGCGCCCCGCGGCGATGACCGTCGAGACGATCACGCCGGGGCGGATGAGCTTGCGCGCCACCCGCTGGACCGGGAACGACTGCACCGCGGCGATCACGGGGTCACCGCCGGCGTCGTCTCGCCCGGCACGGCGACCGGGGCGCCCGGCGCCGCGCGGACGCCGGACGTCGGTGCGCCGCACAGGGCGCACTCGCCGCGGCGGGCCGAGTGGTCGTGCAGGGCCTGCTTCTCGTCGGCGCGGATCACGGACTCCCAGCAGCCACCACAGGCCACGCTGCCGATCCGCGCGCCACGGGGGTGCGCGAGCTTCACGCAGCGAGCGGCCGCGCGGCGCGCGAGCGGGTGGTCGGTCGACAGGTGCCAGCCGACGCTCACACGGTTGCGGACCTTGCCGGCCTTCACACGCCCGATCCGGGTCGCGTGGACGATGCTGCGCTGGCCCGCGCGCACCTCCTCCTGCTCCTGCGGGGAGAGGTTCAGCAGCGCCAGCCGGTCCGACACGAACGCCTGGGCCCGGCCCACCCGCTGCCCGACCTGCAGGTCGGTGAGGCGGTCCTGGACCTTGAGCCGGTTGAACGCCCGCGCCTCCTCGATCGGGTCGAGGGCCACGCGCTGCCCGTTCTCGGCGAGCATCGCGACGAGCACCTGGTCGGGCGGCATCTCTCGGCGCACGACGACGTCGACCGACGGCCAGCCGAGGCGCTTGAGCGCGGCGAGACGCCGGTGGCCGCACACGACGACCAGACGGTCTCCGTCACGGCGGGCGATGATCGGCTGCAGCAGGCCGGCCTGCTCGATCGAGGCCGCCAGCTCGGCGACGTCGGTCACGGCGTCGCGCAGGTTGTTCGGGTCCGGGTGCAGGTCGGCGATCTCGACGCGCTGCAGACCTGGCGCGAACGCCGGTGCTCGCGGTGGTCGACCGCCGCCCGGGATGGCGGCGTCGAGCGCCGCGTCCAACGGTGAGGTGATGTGCATGGATCAGTCCTCCGAGTCGTCGAAGCCGGTGGATGGGTCGTTCGGGGTGGGCCGGCCGGTTGGCGGCGGTGGGTAGGAGATGCGCGGGATGCGGAACCTGCGCTGCAGAGACCGGCGCTCCTCCGCGGTGAGGCCGCCCCACACGCCGTCGTCGCCGTGCTGCAGCGCCCACGCGAGGCACGGCCGCTGGAGAGGGCAGAGCCCGCAGACGGCCTTCGCGGCCGCGATCCCGGCCCCGTCCGTGGGGTACGGGAAGAACAGGTCCGGGTCCTCGTCCGCGCACGCCTGCGTGCCGTCGAGCTCCGGGAACGACGCCAGGATCGGCGTCACGCCACCCACCTCGACTCGATGCCGAGACGCTGGCGGTCACGCAGGACGGTCATCTCGACCACTCCGAGCCGCGCCGCGATCTGCCGGTCAGACTCGCCTGCCTCCGCGAGCCGTGCGACGACGACCCCGCGCGCGGACCGGCTCAGCGTCATCCGGTCGCCGGCGAGTACCCGCTCGACGATCACCTCGTCGATGTCGGAGTCGACGTCGCCAGGCACGCCACGCTGGGGCGCGGCCGAGGGGTCGTCGATCGAGTCGTCATCCCACGCCAGCGGCGGCGCCCACCCTCGCGCGGCTGCCATGCCGCGGGCCCGTGTCGCGCCTCTGCCGGGTGCCGGCAGCGTCATGCTCAGCTCGTCGTAGAGCGACAGCACCGCGTCGCGGAGCCTCACCGTCACGAAGTCGCTCGCCGCGCCCCCACCGGACGTCAGGAGCCACGTCGTGCGGGACGATGCGCCAACTCGCGCCCGCAGGTGCGAGACGGGCCATCCGAGCGCCACGAGCGCTTGCAGGCGCCGTCGGGTCCCGGTCGCGTCGACGAGCCCGGAGCTCTCGTTGCCCACCCGGTCGGCCCGGACGGCGAGCAGCGCCGCCTCGGTCGTCCTGGTGATCCGCTTCGACCTCGGGCGGCCCGGGAAGTCGCCGACCAGCACGCGGATCGCCGTGCGGTGCACGCCCGAGCGCGCCTCGATCTGACGGGCGGTGAGCACCCCTAGGAGCCTGAGCACGTGCTCCCTGGCGGGACCGGCGTCCACGTAGGACGAGGTCCCTGTCGCGGTCCGGTAGGCAGTGGCCTTGTGGTGCCGCCGGCTCGCGGCGACGCACGGACCGCAGCGGCACCCGTCGCGGTCGTGTGCGAGGTACGTGCCGTGCTCATGGCCGGCGCGCGGGTGCAGGCACGGCCTGATCGTCAGGTCGACGGCGGGTGCGGTGGACATTGGTCAGGCCTCCACCGGCTCGACGACCAGGCGCCCGCCGGCCTCACGGATGCGCTCCCGGACGCGCGCGCGCCACCGCTTCCCGCGGTTGTCGTCGTTCCACCAGAACCACCACTCCACGGCTGCGGCTGCCCCAGCGATCAGCGCATTGCCCCGCTCGCCTACCGCAGCTGCGGATACCGCCATGACCGTGAAGATCCAGCGCGCGGTGGCGTCGATCAGCCGCCGAGCGAGCAGGGCGGTCGCCCGCCAGCGGGCGTTGCCCGGGTTCCACATCGCCAGCACCGATGCGACGAAGCCGCCGATGCCGACGCCGCAGAACAACGAGACCGCGAGGGCCGAGAGCGCGTAGGCGACCTTGAAGAGGATCACGACGGCTCACCGGCCTCCGGCGTGGCCGCGGTGACGACGAGCTGCTCGACGTCCGCCAGCTCGTAGCCCCACGAGGCGAGGGTCGAGAGGTGGTGGGCGAACTGCCCGCGCCGGTGGTCGCTCTTGCGCCAGAAGTCCTTCTCCATCTGGACCTCGACCTGCGCTGCCGCGTGAGCGACGAGCCGACGCATCGCCGTGTCCGCCGTGCGCGGCGGCTCGTTGGCCTCGAGCACCGCGATGAGCGCGTCGCCGACGAGCTGCCTGTGGAGCTCGCGCTCCTTGTAGTGCGCCTGGTGGCCCACCCTCAGGATCTGGGCGACGTACACGACCGCGTCGGCAGGCATCCTCGCCCGGGCGAGCAGCTCGTCGCGGATCCACGCGCGGCGGACGCCCTCGGCCGCGAGCGCGGCCTTGTTGTTCGCGACGATCTCGCGGCGCTGCTCGGTGGTGAGGTCGGAGCCGGCGGACGAGCTGGACGACGCGTAGCGGTCGTGGTGGCCGTGGGTCTTCCAGTTCTGGCAGCCGAACTCCGGCTCGGCGCGGTAGGTGCCGATCCACGCGACGTGACCCGGGCACTTCGCGTGCTTCGCGGGGGTGAGCGACTTGGCGTCGTAGCCGGGCTTGTCGCCGAGCTGGCGAAGGGGCAGCGTGTTCTTCGGTGCGCCGCCGTACTCGCCGGCGTCGACGACGGTGATGCCTGTGGCCTCGAGCTCCGTGCGGGCGGCGGCCCGGGCGGCTTGCAGCTCGAGGTGCTGGATCTCGTTGGCGACGCGGTGGGCGAAGCCGGGGCGGCCGAGGTCGTCCGTGAGCCGGGCGACGGACTCCGGCGAGGCCGCGACGTCGGCCCTCGCGAGAGTTGTCGCGAGGAGGTCAGCGTCGGCGAGGCTCGCCTGGTGGGTCGAGACGACCTCGCGTGCGGCGGCTGGCAGGGTGCGGAGCCGGAGCCGGCTGGCGACGGTCGCGCGGGAGCGTCCGATGTTCTTCGCGATCGCCGCCTCGTCGACGCCGAGGTCGAGGAGACCCTGGTAGCCGTCGGCCTCCTCGATCGCCGTGAGGTCGGTGCGCTGCAGGTTCTCCAGGAGCATCAGCTCGAGCTGGCCCGCGGGCGTCAGCGTCGAGTCGATGACGGCCGGCAGCGTGGCGCGGCCGGCGAGGTTCGCGGCCGCGGTCCGTCGGTGACCGATGACGAGCCGGTACTCGCCGGCGTGGTCGGGGTCGGGCACGACGAGCAGGTTCTGGCGGACGCCGTGCGCTCGGATCGAGTCCGCGAGCTCGGTGAGGTCGCCGAGGTCCTTGCGGGGGTTGTCCGGGTGCGGGTGGAGCAGGTTGAGCGGGATGGCGACGGTCTGGGTGCCGGCGGCGCCGGTGAGGGCGTCGAGGGCGGGGGACGCGCCGGGCTGGCGGCGGACGGTCGCGGGGACTTCGGTGCGCTTGCCGCGCGTGGACCTGGTACTGATGTCGGTCACGGTGCTGGTCATGAGCGAGCGCCCTCCTGCCGGGTCGTCGAAGCCGGTGCGGGGTGGGTGGGGTCGGGTCGGTTCACGTACCCGTTGCGGTCGCGGCCGAGCTCGTCGACGGCGGCGTCGAAGAGGCGGCCGTCGAGGCGGCGCGCGGTGACCTGCCACATGCCCGGCGTGGAGCGGGCGGTGCAGCGCTCGACCTTGAGCGTCGCGACGCCGGCGCCGTGGACGTCGTCGACGTACATGACGCTGATCGGGTCGCCCGGCCGGTACGGGGTGGCCGCGGGGCGGATCGTCCTCACGAGCGCGCACCCCCGCGGATCGAGAGGATCGCGGTGTACGCCTCGGCGAACGTGAACTCGTGGGGGCAGACGATGCAGCAGAGCCCGCGGGACTCACGGAGCTGCTCGAGTCCGCTGTCGCAGAGGAAGAACGTGTCCGGGCGGTTGCCGCAAGCCGGGCACTTCGCGGTCTTGACGACCCAGGACGCCGGCTGGTCGACCACGTGGCTTTGACGGTGGTCGGAGTGCTGGCAGGGCGGCTGGAACTCGAGGCCGGCGAGCACGGCCGCGTCCGTGCGGGTGCTCGGTGGGGTCAGGGTGGTCATGTGCGGTCCCTCTCGGTCTCGATGGGTTCGGGGGTGTCGCGGCCGACGAGCGGGTTGACCCCGAACTCGAGGGACGCCAGGAAGGCGGCGCGCATGTCGCCGTGCGGGTCGGACGGGGCGCGCGGCGAGCCGAACGGCGGCGTCATGCGGACACCGCCGTGCGGGCCAGCTGACGCGCCGGGCACGTCGCGAAGTGGGTCAGCGCGGGGTGCTCGTGCGGCTCCAGCGGCCGTTCCTTCGTGATCGAGCGGCACGTCGTGCGGCCGGCCGACAGCGCGTGCGACGCCGGCGTCGGCGACGTGTGCGCGTCGTAGTCGACGTCGAGCGGGACGTGCCGGCGACGCGTG